GCACTCTTCTCTTGTTGGTTCAGGAAGAACGAATTTCAATTCACCAACAGTTTTTGATGTTTTTAGGGCTTCAATCAGTCCTTTCCTTATCCTCTCATCCTCGCTCTCGCGGAGTTCGGGGAAATAATGCTCTGCATCCTCTTTAGTTGCACCGTGAAGCCCCGGATACAATTCTCGCATCCAATTCAAAGCCGCATCGTATGCTTTTGCTTTCTGTTCTGTCGTCATATTCTTCAAGTTAAAAAAGGCGCGTGGAATCCTCACTTTGGCTCTACGATTCCGGCTTCACCAGCAATCCCAAATTTGCTTGCGTGGCTACTCTTATTCACTGCCTTATACGCGCCATTGGTTATTCTTCTCGTCTATATTCTTCTCTTTCTTCCATTGCCGTGCAGAAATCCTCGTAGTCCTGCATACGGTCGTAGGTGTCGTCATAATCCGGGTCGAACGGACTCTTGCCGAGGTTGTGGTCTCTCCAAACCATCTTAATCTCCTTCAAAAAGTTAATACTCGACAGCTTCTTGCCGATTGATGAAGAAGTGGATGCCGTTTGAGCATTCTTTCCAGCGGTTCTCGTCAAACGAATCAGGATAGACCATTTCGCCGACAGTGTAGGTTACACAAGGGGTATAGGATTCATTTACGATGCTCTCGATCGGGTTACTACCGTCCAAGTCGGTTATGCCGAGGACCTTTGCCTTGTCGCATCTGCACTTTCTCCCGATTGCGGAACATCTTTTGGCGTCCTCCGGGATTTCCAGCATAATGAGTTTCTCTTTGACTTTCTTCCACCCAATGAACGCCCCGTCCGAAGGACAGGCGAGAGGAATGAAGGGAATATTTTTTGCGTCACCGAGGTTTGCGCCACGGAGGTATGCGTCACCGAGGTTTGCGCCACGGAGGTCTGTGCCACGGAGGTTTGCGCCACCGAGGTTTGCGTCACCGAGGTTTGCGCCACTGAGGTTTGCGTCACCGAGGTTTGCGCCAAAGAGGCATGCGCCAAAGAGGCATGCGCCAAAGAGGTATGCGTCACCGAGGTTTGCGCCACCGAGGTTTGCGCCACGGAGGTTTGTGCCACCGAGGTTTGCGCCACGGAGGTTTGCGCCACGGAGGTCTGCGCCACTGAGGTTTGCGTCACCGAGGTCTGTGCCACGGAGGTTTGCGCCACCGAGGTATGCGCCACCGAGGTCTGCGTGATTCTTGACCGCCTCAATAAGCGTGTCCTTGACGGTGTTATCCTCTTTTTCGTACTCGAACAGGACTGAACCCGTCCATCTATTCTTAATCTGGATTTTGATTTTAGTGCTCATTAATCTCCTTTCAAAAATTCGACATTGTAGTTCGGATACCTAACAAGGCAATCCGTGTAGTAATCCCTCGCCTTCTTCTCATCTACGAAGGTCTGGCTTGTGATGTAACTCCCGCCGGAATACCTCCCGTAGCCGGGACGGGTGATGGTGACGGTGTAGGTCATATCCCAATCTGAATTTCTTTCGCCCACCTGGAAAGTGTTCCCCAGCAGAGCGGTTTTCCGTTTCTTGTGCAGTAGATGGACGGGTGCTTTTCGTAAAGCCTGAGCGCCTTTGCAAGGATGTCCTTTTGGCTGACGCCGTGTGCAATCTCATCAGATACCATCGTGTACAGTGCGGATCCATCTCTCCACTCGCCGGCCTTCTTCATCGCAGCCATTCCGGATGCCCTGCCGGCTCCAGGAGCCTTCGTACCTTTCTTGCGGCCCAGGTGCGTACACCAGCGGTCCGTCTTGGAGAAGAAACCTCCGTCCTTCTTGATTGCCTCCTTGCGGGCGTCGATGGCGGACTGGGTTCTGGACTGAATGAGCTCCTTTTCGAGCTGCGCTGCGAAGGAGAAACTGAATAGTAACATCTCGTCAATGGCCTTGATGTTCGCGCAGTCGAGGTCAAGGTTGAGCTTAATGCAGACGAGGCGGACTTTTCGCGGCTTGAGTTCCTGGGTAATGAGGAGGTTAAGATCGCTCATGGATCTGCCCAAACGAGATATCTCAGACACGATAAGGATGTCCCCTGGACCCATCTTCTGGACGAGCTTATACAGGTTTCTGTCGCGGTAAGATACTCCGCCGGAGATGCCCTCATCCTTGACGAATTCGTCGATGACGATGCCGCGAGGAAGGGCCCACTCCTTTATCGCCTGCTGCTGCTGGAGATCATCCTGCTTGTTTGTGGAGAATCTTATGTAGCTGTAAGTCATTGTATTAGTCTCGTCTGGCGAGCATGTCGTCAAGATATGCGGCCAACATAATCAGTAGAAACATATCCTTATCTTTTTTCGTTAAACACCTCTGGAATGAAAGCCAGGGCGCAGAGAATGTAGACGATTACGAACATTACGCGTCCTCCTGCTCTTTAGTTGAAATCGGAAGTCCGAAATCATCTACGACATACAAAATGCATGTCACGCCGTTGCGGTCCCACCTGCAGCCAATAATAGAGTTGAGCGGATCCCTGTCGGTCTTCTCTGTAAGCTTGTTAATCTGAGCCTGGCATTCTACAATCGTCCTTACCGGCGCTCCGATGGCGGTAATAACCCGACCGTCCTCGACATAGTTGATGGTGTACATGGCTACAGTCTGTTAATATGGAACATCATGTCCTCATAGATATGATTAAGTTCGTATTCGCTGTCAAGCGAGTCAAATGTCCAGGACTTCTCGAGACTGTTGTCCTCGAAGAGTGTTACATCGAAGGACATATAGTGTCCGCCACCGTAAAGGTTCTCGTGGCTGCTGTGATCGATATGGATGCTGTGGCCGTCATTGAGCTCTGCGACCTTAATCTGGACTTCGTGCGCCTTCTTGAGAAGGTCAATCATCGTGTTAGTCATATGAGTGTAAAGTTAAGTGTTTTTGTGTTTACTTGCAAGAACTATGCCGTGCGGATGATAACTCCGTGAGAATCTTTGTTGTCCCGGATTTTGAAGTTCATGGAACCTCCTACCGGAAGAGCCATAATCTGGTCAGTTACTTCACGAAGGGAGTAGTACCACTCGTACTCCGTTCCGTGCTCCATATCCTCGTCTCGCTTCGGGAAATCCAGCTCCTCGTGGATCGGCGTTCCGCATTCAGTTACGAGAATCTCAATGTGGACCCTGCGCTTGCGGTCCTCGAGCCAAGAACCGAACTCGGTGTCTTCGCCGAACTCATAGCGCTTCCGGCACCAGTCAATGTATTCGAGAATATCATCTGCGGTGTACTCTTCGTCCGTAAGCATATTATTCACCGCTTCTGCCTCATGAAGGATCAAGAAATATTGAAGCACCGGCAAGAGCTTTTCGTATGAAAGTTCCATGGCTTAATATTGATATTCTAAATATTCTTCTTCGGAAAGACATTCGACCACGAAGTCCTCTGTCTCGTAAATATCTCCGGGGAAAGCGTCGTCATCTGCCCAACCGTCAAGTTCCAGAGCGTATGGAACATCGGTTAGAGGATGCGGTTTCATCCCGACGATGTCCTCTATTTTGTAGAACATAACCTGGCTCCCTCTTGAAGCCTTGAAGATGTCAATGAAGCCGTCCGTGCGGTTTTTGTCTATTAGTTTGAAGTACATATCTATAGAGCTTTTATGAGTTTGTTGTTTTCAATATAATATCCGCGCATCTTGAGTTCTGCCCAAAGTTCTGCATCGGAAACGGATGAAAGATTTGACTCGGAGGCTGGAGCCGAAATAGAGGGAGTCTGCGTCTCTTGTGTTTTCTCAAATGGGAAGACAAAAGGTTCGAACCTATGTTCTTCGCGAGTTCTTTCAGTGATACGAGTTCTTACCTTGATATATAAGTCATCATCTGGGGAAATACTGCGGTCTACCCATTGGTATTTAGGATGAGAAGGGTTTCCCAGGTTTACGATAATACCCATATCAAGAAGAGCGAGCCCCGTGTCCATCATAATGTTGGAGTGTCGGAATCGTCTTATGCCAAAATTGAGCGTTCTGTTGAGAGTCAGGCTGTAGAACATATCCACAGCCTCTTTTATTTTGTGGTTGTATGCCACCTCGATAGCACTATTCTTCTGCATAACTATTTACTCTTTTGAGATTTGACTATTGTAACCTTTGCGGTTGATACCTCGTAAGTGAGCTCTGAAAGTTTCATATCTTTACGCTTTTACAAGCCCGATGAACGACGTCAGCACGAAGCTGCGCCATGCCTTCTTCTCGAGGTCCCAGTAACCAAGCGTGGTCGGGCACTCCGGCTTGCCTGCGGTCTTGAACTCATACCGCTTGCCGTCTTCCTGGATCATCATCTCAAGGTTGCGAGTCCCCACTGCATCCCTCACCTCACCCGACTTCTTTCTGAACTGAAACTTAACCGCCTGCTCCAGCATCTTGCTCTCAAGCAGCATAACCTCGTCGGCCTTGATTTCGGTGAGACCGAGACTCACCAGCTGTTCTTTCGTTTTCATTTTTATCCCTCCAACATTTTGATGATTCCTTCGAATTCCTTGATACGCTCCCGGTACTTTTCCGGAGTGTCATAGAGTTTCCAACCCTTGACGGCCTGCAGGCACTCAAGAGCGTGAAGCGCACCCTGCCTCGTGCAGCCCAGGACGGTAGCAGCCTCGTAGGCGCTCGCAAACTCCCTGCGCTCGCCGGTGATCTCGTGAATAGCGATTACTTTTCTTAAGTTTCTCATTTCTTTTTGATTATTTGGTTAATGTATTGTACCCACTGGCCGGCGGTGTCGAACTTGACCCACTCGCCGTTGATTTCGGATTTCCAGCCACGCCCCCATTCGTAGAGGGCGTAGCCTTCGTAAGTCAGCACTGCGCTCATCGGTCGATGACCTCCTGCACCGCGTCAATCTGCTCCTGGACGCTGTCCGACAGCGTCTCGAGCTCGTACGATACATTCTCGAGTTCGTCAATGTTCTCCTGCATCGCCTCGCCACGCTCTCCGTCCCGGATCCCGTCCGGAAGCGCATCCATAGCATCTTCTTCATCGTCATGCACTCCGTCGATGATTTCCTTCGCGTAATCGAGTTTCTGCTGTGCGGCATTCAGCACAGACACGGCCTCCGCCAGTTGCTTTCGTCTTTCCTTGTTCATATCTTAAAAGTTTAGTAAGTTTACTGCAAGTTCTATGCCAAGCCCCAACTCCTTGAGCCGGGCTTCAAATTTCTCTCTTGCTGTCATTGCTAGCTCCATTTATAGTGTCTTACAATTACGTTCATCTTGAACTTGATGTCCACGCCGGAGAACTGTTCGCGGATGGACTGCTTTGCGAACTCAATCGCCACATCCTTCTTGGAGTGGCGGGCGGTCTCATATGACATGCCGCATCTCGGTGTATAGACAAAGTAGAGCGGTCCTGGACCAAACTCTTTCTCCTTCTTCTTGTCTACCTCTGCCAGGACCTGGCCTGACTCCTTTTCCCTGAACTCCCAATACTTTCCGTACGGGTTCGTGCATTCCGTGATGATGATTGTTGCTTCCATATCAGTGTGCTTCAAACAAGATCGTGTCACCTTTCTTCGCATTCCAGCACCCGCACCCGACAATCGCGCATTCGCTGCAGTTGCCAGGGCACATGAACTGCTTCTCGGTGCAGTGCGGCCCCTTCGTCCCGTCCTTCCAGAGCGGACTGCTCACTGGCATGTTGTGCGGGTTGTCCATGTCCTGGCCACGCCAATCGGAGAAGATCACATGGAGGTTCTCGGGAAGCTCGCCTACATTATCCAGCCACTCATTGACCACATCGAACATCTTCGTGAACAAGAGGAACTGACAACCAGGAGTCCTCACCGCGATGCCGACAACCCGTCCAAAGAAGTCGAAGTCCTTGATGTCTCCGCCGATGAACCAGCGGAACCAACGGTGGAACTGGACATGCAGCTCAACCTCTTTGAAGAAGCGTTCGCGGTCCTGCTTGAGAATCGCGCTGTTGACCGCCCGCTGCTGCTGACTACCTTTGTAGCAGCATACATTGCGGATGTCATAGCATCCGTTCTTGCACGCCTTGCAGTTCCCGCAATCGTGGATAGGAATCAGCGAAACGCTCGGGACCATCGCGGTCGTCTTTCTGTTTCCGTAACTGATGCGGATGTGCTCATTTGACACATCCACCTTGCCGGCCATCTCCACCATCTTCTTCACTCTCGCGATGATGGTCTCGTCCTTGAATTCGGCATAGATGTGTACGCCTTTAAGTGCTGCGTGTGATGCCATGTTACTTGTTTCTTTTGATGGTTATTGTATAGTCATCGAAGTAGATGACCTGTTTGTTTTGTCCTTCGTCTGATATCATGAACGCGTTGTCATCCATGACGTATTGGTCGAAGAACCGCTGCTGAGTGCAGTGATTTGTGTTCATGCCGAGGACATCGTACAAATCCTGGGCAAAGCGTGAAAGTTCGTCCATGGCTAATCCTCCTCTTCTTTAAGTATTCTGAAATAATCCTTGATTTCATCATTGGTCATATCCGGCATAGGCAGCGGATAGACCTCGTCTCTGTTCGGCATCGGCTCGGCCCATAAGTCGTGACCGGCCTGGCAGATTACGAACTCGCCCATACATGTGTGAACGGTTCTGAGTTGTAGGCGTTTCATTACTCCACCTCCTTTTCATCCAGATAAATGGTCACATGGTCCTCGTCGTAGTAGCCATCGTGCCAGGCTTCGTACGAACCCTCGCGCTCTTCCGACTCAATCCAGTTGCCTAGGTTGCACCTCCATGCCTGCACGCGCTCTTTCCATCTTTTCAGAGCGTCTTTGCGCTCAGCATAAACTCGCACGTCAATGTCGTGCATCCCTTCCACCGCAGACTCCTCGGTCACGGTGTAAACTTTCTGTCCTTTCATGGTTAGTCCTCCTTTGCAAACTCTTGGTCTATATTGAATGCCACCTCGCGCAGGAGGTCGATGCATTCGTCCTGCACTGACTCCGAAAACTTGTCTATCGGGCAGTAACTTTCCGGACCGCCATCGCCCATCCTAACAACCACGAATGGCTTGTCCAAGCAGATTTCAACAATTTCAATCATGTCTCCTATCGGGATAATCTGCATACCCTCCGGTATTACTTTGTTGGTCCTGCGGATCCGGTCGGCGCCCAGCACAGCAAGCTGCGCCTCTCTGAAACTCATTTTATCCATAACTTGTTAGAATATGTAGTGAAACTGTCTGTCTTCCGGCGTGTCTTTCGTTTCCTTGACGATGTAGCACCAAAGCGTCTGACACCTCGCTCCGTACCATTCCTCCTTGGCAATATGGTATCCCTTCTTCCTGAACTCGTCAAACGCTGCCTTGCGCTCATCCATCGTGAACTCCTTAAACTTCCTTGTGTCCTTCGGGTCATGGTAGTCATGGTATCCGGTAAACCCGGGCTTACCATCCATTGACACATGGGTGTCGCAGTAATCAAGGTGTCCTTTCGTGAACATGGCGGCCACAAGTCTATTAACCACCTCCGGCCTCACCTGAGGCTTGCTGTTGTTGGGTAATTCAAACATTTCTTTACACTCCTATGTTAATGTTAATACACTTTACTTCCATATAGAAGATGTCATCCATCCTGTACCCTTTCTCTTCGGTCAGGTACCACTCGATGTGCTCGCCTTTCGGCACCTCGAAGATGTCAACGCATCCCGAGCTGTAGTCTAATACTGCGACTTTCATGATCAGTCAATGTCTATCCCGATAAACTTCTCGCGGTTGATAAGCATGTAGTAGTATCCGTTACCGCAGTTCAGATACTCCATGTTTAGGCCGGCGCAGATGTCGCCGTTTACATTGCTTACCCAGACGCTCATGTCGTAGCCACGCCAGCGCTTCCTGTGACTATGGAAATCGCGACCCTCATTGAAAGCCTCCCAAAATGCCTTCATCGTGTATGGGAACTCGTCCTCCAGGGCCTTCACCGTGATGCATTTCCCGTCAATGCTCGTCCCGGTTGTCAGTCCGTTCTGACACGGCCCCTTCTCTGGATCCGAAGTCAGACACTTCCCGATGAAGCTGTTCGAAAAGTCTGCTTTCTTGGCTTCCTTTATGAACTTAAGCGTCGGGTTCTTCTGCTCGGTCGGTGCGAACACCTGCATCACCCAGTTCCACTGCAGGTTATATCCTCGCGTCCGGCTACGAGGACTCAAGACCATCACCGAACTCCGTCCGTTGCAGATGGTCGCGTTCCTCGTGCCATAAAACGGGTCGTGAATCAGCGCACGCAGTTTTCCGTAAGTGTGTTCAAGCAGGTACGCCTTCGCCTGCTCAATCGTCATTGTCTGTGCCATAATTATTCCTCCCAAATAATTCCTTCGTCGCCTTCGATCAACTCGTCCCAGTCCTCGTCAAACTCAAGCGACACCTCGTTGTCGTCGCACCACTCGCTGATGGCGTCGACAATCTCGTCATAAAGCGAACCGTCCGCCATCCGCAACGGCTCGCGCATCAGGTCCATACGATTGAGCGCCAACTGCAGGCGCTCCTCGTAGTCCTCAACATTGTTCCGCACATAGGCGGCGATTTCCTTCATCTTGTCCATTAGATTGTCCTCCTATCTAAAAAACGGTAACTTGCAGCCTCGGCCAGGTGCTGCGGTAGCACTGCCTCGCATTCATCAAGGTCGGCTATCGTCCTTGCGATCTTCAGCATCCGAGTGTATGCCCTGGCGCTCAGGCTCATGCGCTCCATAAGCGTCTCTGCCATATCCTTGCTGTTCTCACCCAGTTCCGGAAGCTCTGATGCCTTCAGCTCGTCATTGAGCTTGCCCTGTCGCTTCATCTGCAGTTCCCTCGCCTTCGCCACTCTCTCGGCAACTACGGTAGCAGGCTCGCCTTTCAGCCCTCCGACTTCCGGATGAACCCATACCTGCATGGTAAGCATATCACACACAGGACCGGACAGCTTCGCCAGATACGCTTCCCTCGGCCCTTTCGTGCAGGTGCAGCGGTCGCCCTCTCCGTAGTATCCACACGGGCAAGGATTCGTGCCTGCAATCATGAGGAACCGCGCCGGATACTCAACCTTGCTCTTCAGCCGGCTGATTACCACCTTGCCGTCCTCCATCGGTCCCCGCAGAGCATCCTTCATGGCCCTCGGCAGCTCATTGTACTCATCCAGGTACAGAACGCCATTATTGGCAAGGCTCACCTCTCCGGGCAGAACACACTCGCCCGCTCCGCCACCAAGCATCGCAGCCATGCTCGCGCTGCAATGAGGTGCACGGAACGGCCTACGTCCCACAGGTCGGAACCTACCGGACACGCTGTACACCTTCGCGACCTCCATCTCCTCCTCTTTCGTAATCGGTGGCAGGATATCCAAGACAGCCTTCGCCAATACACTCCTGCAACACCCAGGCGCACCCATCATCAGCACATGATGCCCGCCTGCAGCAGCAATCTCCAGGGCTCGCTTCGCTCCGACATGACCGGTGATCCTGTCCCACCAGCCCTCGGGCGCCGGCTGCTCGTCTACCTCTCCCGGGACCCTCGCACCTGTCAGCGTATTGACCACTGCAATAGCCTCGTCCAGATGGTCCACATAGTACACCGGCTTGTAGTCGTCGAACAGTCCCTCGACCTCTGCCGCATTCGCCCTCGGCACGATAACTCCGTAGCCCTGGTCCTTTGCCGCCTGCACAGCCTGCACCACGCCCGGCACCGCCCGGATATGTCCGTCCAATGCCAGCTCGCCCAGGACTACAAAACTCTCTAGGAAATCCAGCGAAGCCTGCCCGCTCTCCGCAATCGTCGTAAGTGCTATGGCCAGATCGTATCCGCTACCGCTCTTGTTCAAGTCGGCCGGCGCCAGGTTGATAACAATCTTCTTGCCAGGGATACGATATCCGCAAGCCTGCATGGCCGTTACTGTCCGCAGCAGTGAGCACTTCACCGCCTCGTCGGCCAGTCCAACCAGGTGGATGCCGATACCCGGAGTGATTTCACATTCTACTTTCACAGGCACGTAGTCCACGCCCTGCAACTTAATGGTGTTTGTCGTTCTCATAATGTTAGTCCTTTACTTTTTCATCTATTGCGAAACTGAAATGTTCGTCCGTTCCGATAACCACATGGTCCAGAAGGTCGATGTCAAAAAGGCGTAGGGCCTTCCTTACTGAATCTGTAGCTGCAATGTCAGCCTGACTCGGCAGGCAACTTCCGCTCGGGTGGTTATGCACCAGGATCACCGCATCGGCAAGCTGGTCAATCGCTACCTTCGCAACCTCCTTCGCGTCGAATCCGGTCGCCTTCGTGCTGCCGACACTGAGGCAGTAGTGGCCGGTTATTCTCCCGCCATGCAACACCAGTACCCACGCCATCTCCTTCCACATTTCCTCGCGGCTCTGGCAGTTCTTCAATACATAATTGACCACGTCCGTTGCGGTCAGCACCTTTACAGGCTCCGCGCTATCGTGCAGCTCGCGCCTGATTACTACATACTCGTACATTTTGCTTTGCTTTTTATTCGTTGTCCTTACGCCTCGTCCCCAAATACTTTCAGATAAATTTGCGTTCCGCTCTTAGAACCTATCGTTTCGTTACCAACTTCCCATCCAAAAGGAATAAACAAGTCGTGAAGCTTTTTAAATGTCGCCAAGATTTCATCCTCGTTGTAAGAATGCAAGAGTGGAAATTCTCTAAAGAAGGAGCCAGACTCATCTTTGGCCCTCAACATTATGAAGTAGTCTTTCATTTTTCGTTCCTCCCTACTTTATTTATTGTCCTTACGCCTCAATCAATCTGAATACATATTAAATCAGCGTCACTATATGACGGGTTTAGCTTGACGATTTCTTTCATTACCCGACAAAGCTCAGTGTGCGGTTGGTATCTCCAATAGACAGGGTCAACCGAATATTTATTTCCAAAATTCCCGTCCACGCCCCATTGAGAGCCGACAAGGCTCACGCGGTCCTTGGATTCCCACAGCACCTTCACTTCTCCATGCGTGTGCACATGGTCGTCCTCTATAACGGCAAACCTGTACTCGTCATTTGTAGAGTCGTAGTAATAAGTAATTTGCTTTTTCATTTTTCGTTCCTCCAATTTTATTCGTTGTCCTCTTGCTCCCATCTAAGAGCGTCAATGAAGAGCCAGGCCAAAAGGCCCAGCCCTCCAAGAATCCACAACCAGTCGCCCATCACTCGCCCAGGCCCTCCGCAACCAACTGTTCCTCGTAGTTGCTCCACATCTCCATGCCCTTCGGCTCGCAGGCCATCACCTCCTCGAGGTTCAGGCCCAACTCCTTGCACAGGTCCGCCATCGCTTACTCCTCCCATTTAATCAGTTCCGTCGGCACGCTGATATGCAAAGCCTTCCGGTCTTCGCCGATGATCCATTTCTGATACCACGTCACACCGACCGTCCGGTTCGCCTCAATCAGCGCGGATACATCCACGCTCTCAATCGGAACATTCTCAAACACGCTGCTGCTGCAGGTCTGCTGGTCCAGATACTCAACAGGCAGGGCGACAATGACATCGCCCACATTTACTTTAGCTTTCATCGCTCAATTTGTTCGGTATCCCCGTCCCCGGCTCTAAAGGTTGTTAGTCGTTATTTCTGTCTCGCCCATTTTGGCAAGTTCCCATGCAATACGCCCGGCAAGTTCACGGGCCCTGCCGTCAATCGGAAAACCTTTCTTGTCGTCCAATCCGCTTATACCCTTCGCAAACATGTACAACACGGTGTACAGCTGTGTAGTTTCTGTCTTGTTTAGTTTCATTTCCTCCGCCCTCCTTCGGCGGTTGGTTTAGTTGTTGTCGATTTCTTCTAATAGTTGCTCTTCTTGCTCTTCCCAAGAAAGGACCGCCGCCCTATTGAGCGCCCAGTCGTATTGCGTAAATTGTTGTTCCATTTGGCGGCTGCAGTGGGAGTCGAACCCACCCAGCCGGATCCGTTCACGCGCTCACTCGCTTTGCTCACGTACGCCGTCGCACATGATGCCTGGAGGCAACTCGCTCACGCATTAAACGTTTATCCAATCCGATACTCCGTATCTCGTTGTCCTTCTTAAGTCGTTTTGTTCGCTTTTGTTGCTTCTATTTTCCGCCTATTATCGTCCGTGCATGATTCAGCTTAACATACACAGACCCACCGGCCTATATCCCTGGCCGTTCAGTCACTTCGTTCGCCCTTATCGTTCAGTCGTTCCGTTCGCGTCGATCATTCCCTTTCGACACACGGCCAGCCGCTCTTTTCGAGAGTCTCACACCGTTTTACGACATACTAAACCCGTCGCGGGTTGTCGGCTACTATCGTCGTTCAATATTTTCAAAGAGTTTGCCGGAAAATCTTTGCAGCCGTTCGGCCGTTTTCCACTACTTTGCACGTTCGTGCATTTCCGGAAAATTTTCCCGCCGTCCCTATTTGTGGACGGTCTTTTATTTGTAGCCTTGAAAATACGTTCAAACTTTCAAGGCCGGAAAACGCTATTTATTCTGCAGCGTTTTCAATTGTCACCGTATTGTGTTTGTCCCTTCCAATACGGGATAATACGATATTATCAAAACAGGCCCTTAAAATAGTACGGACGGCGGCGGCATTGATACGAACCAACTTTGCAGTACCCTTGACAACCTTTGCAGGCCGTCCGTTTTCGTCCGTGCACGGATACCAAGCTGAAATAAAAGCCGTTAAATCGTTATTAAAAGCGGCGGCAACTTTTCCGGCCTTTTTGTCGTCCTTACAATAAGCGGCAAAAATAGGGAGGCCGATTTTATTAAAATCGGAAAACCAATTTTTTACGCCGTTCCTCTCGTTCCGGTTTTCGGCCTTATCGGCGTTAATTAATCCCTTTGCCGCTTTAATGATTGCGGCGGCGTTTTCTTTCCCGTACATTTCAGAAAGTTTGCCGTATTCGGCGGCGGCGGCTTTACATGTACTACAAGCCTCAAAAACTTTGACGGCGGCGGCGTTAATTTCAGACTGTTTCATGATACTAATTTTTTAAAGGTTTTTAAAATATGTTTGCTTTATCTTTCGTCCTTGTTTCTGTTGCAAAGTTACGGCAATTTTAGGCAATTTACGCCTAAATTACGCAAAATTACACCACAAAACACGCAAAGTTTATAACTTATTGATTTTCAATGAGTTACAAGCGAAAAAAATTGCAGGGATCCCACCAAAAACCATAACACGCTGACTATCAAGCATTTAGCATATATACGCGTGCGTACCTCTATATACGCGAAAAATCCCCAGCGCCGTATTTGTTACACAAAAAATATTATGTTAAGTAACGCCAGCGGATCCGAAAATATGACAAAATGTCAGGTCAACTGACAAATTGGCAGACAACTGACAAAATGGCAGACCTGGGCGCCCTGGGCCCCTGAGTTTTTAAAAAATTTTAAAAAGGCCCCTTTTGTAACATTTTTGTTACTTTCAAGGAGCAAACGACCGTTTTTTGTCTGTAAGCGCTTAAAAATCAAAAGGGTATCAAGGTGTGAGACGCCACCCGCGGACCGAAACCAGGGTGCGATTCTGAAATTTTTTTTATTTTTTTTCTGAGACGGAGCCCGTAGCACGATTTTTGTTAAGCCGGTGCGCTTTTGATTTATGTAGCGAGATGTAGCGCGAAAACGAAATACTTACCATCCTTCACGGCAACTACATTCTATAACTCTCTCTTTTATAATATATTGTAATGTTATGTAGTTATATGTAGTTAGGTATTAATTAAATAATGTATTAAAGTAAGTAGGGGTGTAGAAGAGGGGGCTATATGAGGGACTTCCTGGAAAATCGACTACATTTTCTACATAAAACTACATAAAATGGGTCTACCGGCTTGATTTTCAGCGGGATGTGGTTATGTAGTTGCTTATGTAGTTTCTACATGAAAACTACATTTTCACCTCGGGAAGAGCCTTTTTGGCGGATTTTTTTGGATTTTAAGCGGAAAGTGTCTATTTTTGCCGACAAACTTGAATGGATAAAAAATGAGCAAGCAAGTAATTGTCCGCGTAGATGGCGGAGGTGTTTATCAGAACCTGGACGAGGCCGCGCTCGATCTCGGTGGTACGGCAAGCAATGTGTCCAGGGCGATCAGTGAATCAGGGAAGTATCACGGGGTGCAGCTGAGGTGGGTGTCCAGGGTCTATGCCGTCAAGGAGAAGGCGACCGGGAGATGGCGTGTGTGCGTCTTGAACGGAAGGAATTCTCGCTATGTACCGGTGAGCCAGGTGGAGCCGGCGATCAGGAAGGAGAATGTGGTTCAGGTGAAAGATCTGACTTCGGTATGGTATTTGCAAGAGGGTGGTGATTTATGAGTAGTGGAATTTTCAGTGGCCGTCGCGAGGTGCGCAAGAAGAAGCTCTGGGGGCGCTATGCCGTCGGGGATGACGGGAACGTGTACAGTGACGGGATGCCGTTGTCGGCTATCGGTGGTGTCGGTGTGAACCTGGGCGGGAAGCGCGTGAAGGTCGCGTATCTGGTGGCCCGGGCGTTCGTGCCGAATGCTGAGTGCCGGCAGTATGTGCGGCACAAGAACGGAGACGTGACGGATAACCGGGCTTGCAATTTGGAGTGGAGTGACGAGAAGGAGGAGAAGCGCAGGGGTCGGAAGGCGTGTGTTTGCTGGTGCCGTGCCTGGGATCTGGATGGCGAGGTGGTAGGTACCTGGCGTACGGTGAGCGAAGCCGCCGAGGCTTGCGGTGTGAAGGTGGACGCTGTGAGGCGTGCGGTGAACGGTCTGCAGAAGAGCGCCGGCGGTTTGTTGTGGAGGAGGGTGTGATGGGCAAGAGTGTTTGGAAGGACTGGATGGACGCGGTGTTGCTCGAGAGGTATGCGGACGAGGAGAACGCTGTGTTGGTGAAGGAACTCGGTGTCGGCCTGAGGACCCTGGAGAGGCATGCCGCGAAGCTGGGTGTGAAGAAGAGCCAGGAGTTCATGGAGCGTAGGCAGCGTCTCGCGAGCCGTGGTGCTGTTAGGTGGGTCGAATACATGAAGGTGACCGGCCAGAAGATCCGGAAGAGCCCTGGCGGTCGCCGGTTCGAGAAGGGTCACCGGTTTGACGAGGAGACGGAGGCGAGAAGGGTGAAGGCGATCCGGGACAGGGCCTGGGATGAGCGCGTGAGGCTGATCCGTGGGTGGACCAGGAAGACTGGATGGAAGATGGTTGACTATGGTGTTTGCGGAGAAAAGAAAAAGTAGTATCTTTGTCGCATGCAAGATTTGAGAAAGTTGAGCCGGAAGGAACTTGAGCGTGAGTTCGAGGCCCGCAAGGCTGCGTTGATTGAGGTCCGTGACGAGATTGACCGCCGCGAGAGGAAGCCGGTAGCCAGCGTTGATTTTTGCGATTATGTCGGAGACGGAATAGAGAATGAAAAGTATTAGAGTTAAGAAATTGGTGCCTGAGGCCGTATTGCCTAAGAAGGCCCATGCTAGCGACGCCGGGTTCGACCTGGTTGCCGTCAGTGTTGAAGAAGACCGAAAGAGGGAGATCGTGACATACCACACCGGTATCGCCATGGAAATCCCGGAGGGATATGTCGGGCTTGTCTTCCCCCGGAGCAGCGTTTACAAGCACCAGTTGGTCCTGTCTAACTGCGTCGGCGTGATCGACAGCGGCTATCGAGGTGAGATTCTGTTTAAATACCGCGTGGTCCAGCCTCATATCAGCCGTTACTGCAGCGGAGACCGAATCGGCCAGATTGTGATTGTCCAGTTGCCGGAGTTTGAGATGGTTGAGGCGGAGAATTTGAGCGATAGCGATCGAGAGGCCGGAGGATTTGGAAGCACGGGCCGTTAATGGCACGGGATTTGCAAGCGAGTCCGAATGTTTTAAGGTTAAGTTTTAGTCATATGAGTAAGTTCAAGTGTGGCCAGCACGTCTGGCTTTTCAACAGCCTCTCGATGCGTATCGAGGAGGATGATGTGTACGGCGCTTTGTATGTGCCTGTTCCGGTCGAGGGTGTCCAGCAGGACTCTGGCAAGAGCATTGCGGAGAAGCTGGAGGCCGGCCAGATGAAGGTGCAGGAGCAGTATCAGCTGTGCGGTCATCAGGGGATTATCGACGCCGAGGTTCTGTTCGCTAGCCGCGAGGAGTGCGTCGCCTGGTATCGCGAGTGGTTCGCGCGTGGCGAGTAGCCGTGGAATTAGCGGTTAGTTTACGGGGGAAACACCGGCGAGTAGAGGTAAGGGAGGGTCCGCGGAGCCTCGAAGTAAGTCCGGAGTCGGAGGTTCGAGTCCTCCACCGCTAACGACATTATCCAAACCGCAAATGCCCGGTTAAGGAGCCGGGCGGAGTGAAAAACTCCTGTAGAATGGATAGTTGTTTTTACGTAACCAATGACCCTGGTCCGGCGGGAGTTGCGCCAGGGTCCAAGAAACCCGCAGTGATGCGCATAGGACTTCGGTCATTAGTTTTGTGTTTTTATTAGTTATCAAGGGCGGATCCGGAGGGATCTGGGTCCGTCCACCAGGAGCGCTAAGGGGTACGGCGCGAACAAGGAAATACAGACTGGTCAGACAGGGGGTACCCACCTTTCTTCGGAGAGGCCCTGTTTGTCCAGTCTTTTGTACTGAAAAAACCGCATAGAAATGGATAAATTAGAAAAGTCGGCACAAATAAAAACTAAAATTGTTTGTTTTTAGTTTTTTTATTATATTTGTGTCGTGAACAGATCCTATAAATATAGACTCAAGCCGACGAAGGCTCAAATTGAGTATTTCGAGAAGTCATTTGGCTGTGCTCGATATATTTATAATTGGGCGTTAGCGATAAGGGTGGAGGCATACCAGAAGGATGGAACTCGTCTTTCTTATCCTGATTTATGCAAGATGCTTACATCTCTAAAGAAGGATGAAGATAAGCGCTGGCTCGCAGAGGTTGGAAACGACTCGTTACAGCAAGCCATAAGATGTGTTGATGGTGCATTTACGAGATTTTTCAGAGAAAAGCAGTCTTTCCCGCAGTTCAAGACGAAAAAGAAGTCTCGGAAATCATTTCAATGTGTAAATAATATCATCATTGACCAGGATGCGCACAAAATTCGGATCCCGAAGGTCGGATGGGTAAAATATTTCAAGGATAGGACATTCTCCGGGAGAGTAGGAACGGTTACAATAACAAAGTCCCCTTCTGGAAAGTATTATGTATCTATAAATGTAGATAATGGTTTAACTTATCCGGAAAAGCCGCATATATCAGTCGAAACCGCAGTCGGGATTGATGTCGGAATCAAAGATTTTGCAGTTCTTTCTGACGGAAAAGTGTACCCAAAGAACGATTATTTTAAGGACGATGAAAAGCGATTGAAAGTCTTGCAAAGGAGGCTTTCTAAAAAAGTAAAGGGCAGTAACAGATACGAATCTCAGAGATTGGCTATCGCAAAACAATATGAAAAAATAAAAAATAAGAGAGAAAATTACTTGCATCAGGTTTCCGCGAGGATTGTCAGTGAGAATCAAACGATAATCGTAGAGGACCTAAGCGTGAAGAATATGATGAAGAATCCTAATCTTTCTAAGCCTATCGCAAATGCAAGTTGGTCTTCTTTCTTTAAGATGCTTGAATATAAATGCGATTACTATGGCAAGAATTTTGTTAAAATTGGGAAATTTGATCCAAGTAGCAAAATGTGTATCTGTGGCCATATCAATCACGAATTGAAACTCTCGGATAGAGAATGGGTTTGTCCTACTTGTGGTCGATTGAACGACAGAGACCTTCTTGCCGCTATAAACATTAAGAGATTTGGCCTACAAGGACAGAATCTCATAGGAGTTAAATCACCCTCGGTAGGAGGGGAAGAGGGCGTGGAGTGGTCCGCATTGGTGGACACTGTGAAGCGTCAATATGTTAAACCATAACTACCCCGCAGAATTCAGTGAAGTATGGTGATATCATAGACTATTTATGCTCGACGGCTGGGCCATCGCTCCAAGACGCCGGCTTGAGCGACGATAGGGTTAACAAGCGGACGGAGGCCCTCATGGCGATGGACTTCCGTAGGTACATTTGCGGCATCGACGGGGATGAGGGCAACGATTTCTTCAAGGTTGACGAGGACGGGATGCTGTATGTGTATAACGGAAGGTATTTCGAGCTCATGCTTGAGGAGACGTTGCTCGAGCTGATTATTGTCGTAATGGAGAAATGCAATGTCGGAATCGTGTATAGGACCGGTTCTGCGAAGATCGTCAAGGATTTCGTGCTGAATCGGCTGAAGGGCGATGAGAGGTGCAAATTTGAGCCGGATAGGCGGTATATTTGCTTCACGAACGGTGTTTTGGACCTGAAGACGATGCGTTTGATGCCGTTTTCGGTGAAGTATAAGACGGATATCGTCCTGGATTTCGACTATGTGGCCGGCGCCAAATCGGCATTGTGGGACAAGGTTTTGGGCCAGACGGTTCCTGACGAGAGCATGAGGGAGACATTCCACCAGTTTTGCGGGTGTTTCCTTGCGGACCGGAAGGAATACAAGATCGAGTACATCTGCTTCGTGGTCGGCGAAGGCCAGAACGGCAAGAGTATCATCTGCAAGGCCGTGATCAACATGCTTGGTCACGATGTGGCGAGCTCGTATTCTCCGGAGCAGTTGTTCAAGAGTTCTCAGATGGAGTACCATCTTGCTGATGTAAACGGAAAGGTCGTGAATTACTGCGACGAGGTGTCGAACAAGGACTTTTCCGGAGGCGATTTCAAGCAATTCGTATCCGGCGGCGCCTTCACGGGCCGTCATCCATACTCGAAGAGACCGACGAAGGTGGACAAGATTCCTCTGATGTTGTGTTGCGCGAACAAGATTCCGCCGACAACAGACGACACAGAGGGGTATTTCCGCCGTTTTTTGATTATATTGGCTCCGAATCACATTGATGACCGCGACAAGGACCCGATGCTCGAGATGAAGTTGAAGGCTCCGGAGGTGAAGTCGGCGATTTTCAGTTGGATGCTGGAAGGGTACAAGTCTTTCATAGCGAACGAGGGGAAGATTGACATTGCTTCCGCCGTGAAGGAGGTTGTCGAGGAGATGAAGGAGAATTCGAACTCGTTGCGCCGCTGGATCTCGACCATGGGATATGTGGCCGCTGAGGATCCGGAGAGCTGGAGCGCCCCCGGGTGGAAGAGTTTGAAGGAGTGGGTCCAGGAATACATCAACTACTGCAAGGATTGGGGTGAAACGCCTCGCTCTCGCTCGGCGGTCACCGAGATGTTCAAGAAGATGGGCGTGTTGAGCAAGAGGAGGACCGATGGCGTGTGGTACTACATGGAGCAGCGGGCCGTTGAGGTTGAGAAAGAGGAGAAGGATAAGAGTGTTGTGAAGACTGCGCTTGAGGACCTGCCTCCAGAGGATGATATGGAAAATCTGCCGTTCTGATATGGGAAAGGAAGACAAATATAGAGGGTATTATGATCCCGTTTCTACGATGCAGAATGTGCCGGCGCTGCTCGGGATGGAACTGGTCAAGCATGGCCAGGGTCTGCAGGGCGGGTACTACTTGAATGGAGACCGCCATGCCTATAGAAGGGACAAGCTGAAGGTATTCATCAGCCGTGGCTGTATCTGGGTGAGCGAGGAGGGTGGCCGCTGCGTGTCGCTTCCTCAGTGGTTGATTGAGTTCGGAGGTGCTAGCGATTTCAAGGATGCTCTGAAGATCATCAACGGGAAGCCACAGGCGATTGAATGGAACCGGGAGTTCCGCGAAAGAGTGGCTCCTAAGTTGCAATATGTCAGCCGGGATGTTCTGGAGGGTGCCAGGCGGTTTCCTTTGGAGAACTGCTCGCTGTTTCGGTGGATGTGTCGGCTGTTCCCTGAAGATAGGGTGAGAGAAACCTGGGCGAAGTATAATGTGACTACCGACTCGCACGGGAACTGCGTTTTTTGGTATGTAGATCAAAGCGGAAGGATTCTATATGACAAGAGGATTTTGTACAAGGAAGATGGTCATAGGGACAAAGAGTTCTTCCCTGGCCGGCAGTTTCGAGTCGCTGACGGGTACACCGGTCGGTGCTATTTCGGCGCGTGTGTTCCGGACGATGGCCGTAAGGCATTCATTGTCGAGTCAGAGAAGTCTTCGATCCTTGCATCGTTATATTACGGAGGGCGGCGGTTCCTTGCGACTGGTGGAAAAGGCAATTTACGGGAAATAGATGAGAACATGATGCTAGTCCCGGACATGGACGCCAGGATGGAATGGGAAGAGAAGGGAGCGGTTTGGCCCTGGTGGGAGAAGTGGCCGGCTGGGGAAGTTGTGCCGGATCATGCTGATATCGGAGACCTTATAGAGAGGAAGCTATGTGCATCTGGCCGGTGAAAGCCTCTGAGAGGCAATGCAAGTATTGTAATTATGTCGGATGCGAGCGTCACCCAGACAGGTTAAGGGACAAAAGGGCGAACAGGTATGTGAAGTTGATGTCTGATATCGTCGGAGCGAACATTTTGCTTAAGTCCAGGAAACAGAACATTGTATGGGCTCGTAACATGGTTGCTTATCAGCTTCGGCTTGACGGATATTCTCTTACTTCGATAGGTAGGCTGCTTGACCTGGACCATTCAACGGTTGTGCATTGCGAGCAACAGGTTAGGAGGATGCTCTTGGCGCCGTCCATGTATAAGGACGAGGCGGAGGTTTGGGAAGAATTCCAGAAACAATTAAATCAATAGCGTTATGAAAAAGATTTGGACAAAGATTGTCAAATGGTGGTACTTCCACATTGCAAACCCCGTTGTGCGCAAAGGCGAGGCCGGTGGGTTTCGTTGGACCTTTCGCAGATTCTGGCTTGACATTACAACAGTCAGCGGGAACTTTAAGGTTCGTTTCATTGCCGACGAAAACCCGTACGGATACCTCGCAGCCGGCAAAGATGACACGAACATCCACGGATTCGCATTGACGATGTACGAGATCGGGAAGCTGCTTACTACGGACCAGGGTTTTGTGGACGATGTTCAGAGGGCCATCGTGAAGTACCGGAAGCGTCTCGAGAAACAGGCCGCTGGTGATGTAGTAGAGGATGAGACCGAGGAGAAGATTGCGCTCGAGACGGAGAAGGCGATCCAGGAGCATGTAGAGCTGCCGAAGAAGGAGCGCAGAAAGGTGGAGCGCGATATTAACGGTCGTTTCAAGAAGGCTGTGAATGACGTGCAGGAAGCGTAAAACGGTTATGTTTAAAGGCGTCCCGTACAGATTGACGCTGAAGGGGAGGATTTATGCGGGATGGCTTATATTTGTAGACTGGTTCAAGAGGCTGAGGCCGGTCGTTAGGTATTATCAGGGGAAATATCCGACCAATAGTACCTGTTATAATTGTGGCCTGCCTTGGGAGGCAGTGCGAGAGTCCGAAATAGATTGCGGGATCCATTTCATTGATGTTGACGAGGACCATGGATTCTTCCCTTGTTGTGAGTATTGTTGGCAGAGGATGGATGACCTCAAAAAAATCGATGCCATAGTTGCTCTTTTCGAAGAGTGGGAGTCTTGCGGAGGCTCTCCATACACCAAGGAAGAGATGCTTGATGCCCTGGCCCAGGATTTGCAAGAGAAGGAGGCATGAGATTTGCATAAGTCCGAATAATTTGCTATCTTTGCTCTTGCTATGGTCGAGATAGCGGAAGAAATATAGGATGCCCGGATAAGTAGGCGGATGCTCGACCCATTCACTGAAAGTTCGGGCACTACTTTTACAAAAATGAAAAAGGAAATTTGGAAACCGGTGATAGGCTACGAAGGATTGTATGAGGTTAGTAATTATGGTAATGTTCGCGGATTATATAGAAGAAGATACAAGCAATTACTGTCTCCAGCAAGGAATAATAAAGGATATAGATATGTGTGCTTATCAAAGGATGGGGAATCTAAGTGCATGAAAGTATATCGCCTTGTAGCGATGGCTTTTATACCAAACCCATACAACCTGCCAGAGATTGACCATATTGATGGTAGTCGAGACAATGATGTGTCATGGAATTTAAGGTGGTGTACGCACGCGGAGAATGTGAATAACCCGATAACAAGGGAAAGGCACAGGAATGCAAGTATGGGCACAAAGAATAATTTTTTTGGACGGAAGCACACGGAAGAAGCGAAAATATCAATCAGTACCAAGAATAGAGGGAGGCTTTCTGGCTCAAAGAATCCTATGTATGGAATACATCGTTACGGCGCTGATAGTCCATTACATTATGAAGTGTTGCAATATTCTATGAACGGAGATTTTATTCGTGAGTGGAGTTGCGCTGCCGAGGCAGAGAGGTTTTATGGGATTTCTTCCGGTAAGATTACTTCGGTATGTAGACATTATAAGGGAAGGAAAAGTGCCGCTGGGTATAAATGGGAATATAAGGATGACAACAAGAAAAATGGCACGGTTTTTGATGCTGAGTAACCAACAAAAACATCAATATGCAACAAACTGACATACATTATCGTACAGGCGGGACAATTTCTCATGCGGGAATTGAGGTTCTTCCCAGCGGCAAGGACATTGAGTACATTGTCCTCGAAAGCATCGAATTCAAAGAGTCCGAACAGATTAACGGGCGAAAGCAATCAGGTGTCTGGATTGGGCACTTCGCTCCAAACCCGTACACGAGTCTCCCATGGGTGATCAATAGCACGAATCGTAGAAGGCTTGCCAAACTCTTCCCTGAATGCGATGGCTACCTTGCAAGGCTGCATAATGTGGCAATCCGGCTCACGAAGGAAAAGACACGCGATCCACAAGAGGGGGGTGAGTGCTGGGGTCTTAGGGTCAGCCTTATACCGGCCAAACAGCCGGAAGCTCCAAAGCGGAAGTCCATCCAGGAGAACCAAGTCCAGACAATCGTTGACTGGGCAAAGAAGAACGGGAAGACTATCGATGACATTGCAGCTCTTTATGATTTCGATTCTGAAACCGTGAAGAATGCAATTGCTGATGCATTGGACGATTTGCCTGAATAGTTTATGGATAAAGAGCACAAGTGGAGATTAGAGAGATGCGGATACATTACCGCATCCATGCTTTCGGATATCACATCGAAGTCCGGAAAGATTATTGACGGAAACCTGACAGCAATCCGTTCTAAGAGATTCGAGCGAAAATATGGATACCCCCTGCAGGTGTCATCTCGCACAATGGAAATAGGGACCGAGAATGAGAAGTATGTCATTGAGTGGTTCCGTCAGCAATATCCGGACGTCCCTATCATCTATTCTCAAGAGATTGAAGAAGGTATTCCATTCTGGACGGTTGACTGGGCGAAGTTTGGAGCGTCCCCAGACGCTTTCACGGAAGACGAGCGGATTATCATAGATGCAAAGACGGTCGTAAGTAATTCTAATATCGAGTTCTTCGCCGACGAGTACACATCCTATGAGGAGAAGAAAGCGAAGGTCTGGGATGAACACGGAGACCAAATCCTGGGTCTCTGGCTTTCCAATCCAAAGGCCGAAGAGGTGTGGATTGTCAAGCATATCTACTGCGACGAGTTTAACGAGTTTGAGCCGGCTGATCCTCTTGCTCCTTGGCGTGGCCTTGTCTTTAAGTTTGCCAGGAAGGATTACGAGGCGTCGATCGACGAAATGCGGAAGCGTATCATTCTGTTCGACAAGATGATTGATGCTCCGATAAATCCTGCAGAGTTCAAGAAGGGAGAATGGTCCGTAGTTGACGGAAAACTTATCAAGTTATGAGTGTAAAGACGGCGAATGACATAATGAATATGGACGGATGCATTATCCGCGACGAGAACGGTGGTGCACTGGCTAGAATCGAGGAGAATGACGGTGTCCTCGTCGTGCATAAGTTCACTTCATGTTCTCTTGGTATGTATTTCTACATTCTCGGCTATCTTCGTGATCTCGGATTCAAGTGTGAATGAAACAGGTCTTAAACAGGACAACTGCGCCCCAGGTCGTGCGCTTCTTTGATGTATGCTTCAAGCGTGGCGTCATTGATGCGTACGAGCTTGGGGATGACCTGGAAGCGAAGGACTTCCTTGAATCTCGGCTGGAAGACTGGCGTTTCGGGGTTATCGGGAAGCCGGAGGATCTGGACTGGCAGATGTTCAGATTTACGATGTATTTCTGGGCGAGGGAGAACCATCTCACGAAGTTCGCGGAGGACTATATTTTTAAGGTCCGTTCGAAGAACTACACCTGGTGTTTGTTGCCATATTGTCTTCGGTTTTACCTTATGGGCATCAAGGAGTGGCTGGATTATCCGAATCCGGTCAACATCGAGATGTTTAAGCACTCGAGCAAGGTGCACTGGAACCCTTCGGTGACGCCTTACAAGATCACGACCGGAGACTTTATATCGTACATGCACGAGTTCGCGTACGATTACCGGCGCAGGCCGGAAGATGAGAAGGAAGTATCAGATGCTTCAATGGACAGCTTCTGCTTGGCGATCTTTGACCTGACAAGGAAGTATGAGCGAAAGTCGGAAGAAGATCTTTAGGCCGGCACACGAGGAGCCTGGTAAGATGTGGCTGAACTACATTCTTTTGCCGTATGGGGAATATTACACGAAGACGAAAGTGTTCCTGGAGGCAAAAGAGGGAGACACGCTTCGGTTCTATAATGGTCGTGATGTGTCAATCAAGAGCGTAATGCTTATTGCGTGCGACAAGACTTGCGACTTTCTGTGTAAAATGCGATACGGAATAACCTGGGACAAGGCTTTTAAGAGGTGGCTCAGCTATGCCAGGCTGGAAGGGAACGGAAAAGATATTTTGAGCAAATCGAAATGTATTCTTGTTATTTATGAAAATCCAGTGTAAATTCGCAGAATACATGCTTGCTCCGGCAAATGCGCTTCGGCAAGCGTACTCTTACGAGACTATGGATGGGATTTTTTGTAGGCTTGAATATGTGGCTACATGGAACAACTCGGATGGAAGTTATGACGGAGAGTTAGAAGATGTCTGCCAGCATAGATTCGGTTGTCCGTTCTCGACTATCAGGTCTATTTGGATAAGCCGGCTAGGAAGAGTCGATGTGTATTGGCATTTGGTAAAAATGATAAAATAGATTAATTATGGGATTTTCTGATTCAATGTTTGGCGTATTGGCCGGAAAGAAGACAATACGCAAGACCGGAGAGGTTGTAGAGGTTATCGCGTCCAATACTCCGGAATACGGGGCTCGCTCTGGCGAGGACTGGGTGTCTTACATTGACTCCAATGGTGTCGAGCACATCAAGGAGCACTTGAATGTACAGTTTGACTTCAAGGACGATGACACTTGGCAAGCTAGGATGGACAAGCTGCTGGAGGAAGCGAAAGGGATTGATCCGTGGGAGCAGAGGCGGTACGAGCTGGCGAAGGAGTTTGTGACGGATGGCCTTGCGGATATTGATGGTGCCGTTGCGATGGCAGACGAGCTCATCGCCGAGCTGAAGAAAGAACCGAAATCAGACGATGAGAAGGAAGACGACTACGAGAACATCGGTGTCGGAGAAATAGTCGATGCTTATTCAGAGGATGGAATAAAACACGCAAAGAAGTTCGTGTTTACCGACAGAAAGGACATCGTTGGCTTCCGTGGCGACGACGGTAGATGGGCAGTCGGTGACAAGGTTAAGGTCTATATCAAGAAGTTTACTCCGAAAAAGGGGCTATAGTAGGATTGCCGCCGCGTGAGACCATGAGGCGTGAGGGCCGACAGACCACGGGGTAATTCCCAAGGAGTGCACTAACGGCGGCGAGGGAGCGGTAAAGCAATTTGGATAGCGGCTTTACGCGACTCTGAAAAGCATACGCTCCCTTTTTTTGGACGGGTACCTCAGCAGGTTAGAGGGGGACAGTGTATGTAGGAGTATGCGGCGGTTGATCGCTATGTCTGCACACACGAGGCCAAGTCGCGGATTCGAGTTCCGCCCCGTCCGCAATTATGATTAACAAAGGACTATTTTCATCGAACAGTAGCGAATGGGCAACTCCGACCGACTTCTATAAGAGTCTGGACGCGGAGTTCCACTTCAATCTCGACCCGTGCTGTACCCACGAGAACGCCAAGTGCGAGCGTCATTATACTATTGATAATGACGGACTTACGCAAAAATGGGGGGGGGCGGGAACGAGAGTGTTCTGCAACCCTCCTTACGGCAGAGAGATCGGCAAGTGGGTCAAGAAGTGCTACGAGGAGAGCAAGAACTGCGAAGTTGTGGTTATGCTCATACCAGCCAGGACAGACACGGCCTACTTCCACGACTACATCTATCACAAGGCCAAGGAAATCCGCTTCATCCGTGGTCGACTTCATTTCAACGACTCAAAGCAGGGGGCACCATTCCCGTCAATGGTAGTAGTGTTTTGACATGCAACTAAGAGAATACCAGCAAACACTTATTACTGAGTCCCGCCAGGCTCTCGCGAAGCACAAGCATATTATTGTACAGTCCCCGACCGGAAGCGGGAAAGGGGTTCTTATCGGTTCGATGGCATCAATGTCCGTTGGTAAGCATAACCGCGTCTTGATTTTGGCGCATAGCGAAGAAATATTGAAGCAAGACGCCAATCACGCTCGGAAATGGGGCGTAAATGCAGCAGAAGTCTTCGCTAAGACCAGAAAGTGTCCCGATGCAGAGTGCTGCTGTATGATGGCTCAGACGCTTCGTCAGCGGCTTAAAAAGGACGAATGGGCGAACTGGTTCGACACATTCAAGTTGATTATCCTGGACGAGTGCCATAGGGCTGAGTTTGACTTCGTATTCGAGCAGCCGGCGGTCGATATGACATATGTCGTCGGACTTTCTGCTAGCCCGGCCCGTTACGGCCAGATGCGCCAGCTCGGTATGGACTATGGCGCCGTCGTTGTTGGGCCGCAAGTGAAGGAGCTGATTGATCTCGGTTATCTCTGCCGATGCCGTTTGTTCTCGCTGGACGCTCCCTCGATGGATGATGTCGAATGGAGTTACGGTCGCGGTGACTACAATCTCAGTCAGATGTCGGCTAAGTTCAAGTCTCGGGCCAGATATGTTGGTGCCGTCGAGAACTATAAGCGGATCTGCCCGGGAGAGAAGACTTTGGTGTTCTGCTGCAGCTCAGAGCAGACGATTGAGCTAACGAAGGCGTTTTGTGAGGCCGGGATTGAGGCTCGTTACTGCCTTTCCGGCGACTTTGACGAGAACGAGGAGTACAGCGGTGAACGGAAGGATGTCGTGGACGCTTTTGCCCACGGAGAGTTCCCAGTATTGGTCAACTACGGTCTTTTCACGACCGGCATCGACATTCCGGACATCAAGGTCGTAATGCTGATGTTCTCGACGACATCGCTAGTGAAGTACATGCAGTGCCTGGGTCGGGCATCGAGAATAGCGCCAGGGAAAGATAATGAGTTTCTTTGCCTGGACTTTGGCCGAAACTATGAGAGGCTTGGCAGGTATGAGGATGACCGAGTGTGGTCCGTCTGGCATTCGACTGGCGCGGGGGGCGGTGTACCACCTACAAAAATATGTCCACAGTGCGGAAAAATGGTCCCAGTTTCGTGGAAACAGTGCCAGTTTTGTCAGTATGTTTGGCCGACGCAGCAAGACATCTACAACGCTGAGTTAAACGAAATAGTCGCTAAGGCAGATGAAGAATCCCTTGAGTCCTATGTCGCCCGAAAGAAACTTGAAGGAAAATCTAACAACTGGATATTGGTCCAAGTTTGCATAAAGAATCCTGATAATCAAAAGGAAGCCTTTATGCATGCTATAGAAGTTCTTCGGACGAAGCATGGAGCAAACATATCACCGAAATTCTGGTACTTCTTTCGCACTCAGATACTCTCGAAAGTAAAGGCTAAAAAAAAGGACAACAGCCCTTCGTTATTCAAATAAAATTGCTATCTTTGCATAAGCATCGTGTCGCAGACGATGAGCAGAAATTTAACACCCCGGATGAGTAGTGCAGAGCTGCGACCTCTGTATGAAAATTCGGGGATTGTTTTTTTAAAGATGGAAGAAATTTGGAAAGACGTTGAAGGATGGGGCGGCAAATATCAAATAAGCACGATGGGCCGCGTAGGCTCTTTTGCGAGAGGAACATCTATGCATATTCTTAGCCAATTTAAGGACAAAGACGGGTATATGATGTGTCTCTTGTCAAGTGGCGGGAAGAGATATGTAAAAAAAGTTCATCGGTTGGTGGCCATTGCTTTCATTCCTAATCCCAATAAATTCCCGCAAATAAACCACAAGGACGAGAATAAAGCAAATAACTTCGTCGACAATTTAGAGTGGTGCGACTGCAAGTATAATTCTAATTATGGAACTCACAGAGACAAACTGAGTGAGTATGCGATGTTTCGCGGTTGGAAGCTTCGACCCGTTAGGCAATATGATAAGAGCGGATTGTTTGTTGCAGAACACATATCCTCAAGGATGGCCGAGAGGGCAACCAATATCCCGCATCAGAACATTGTGCAAGCATGCAAGATACATCATTATACGGCAGGCGGATATATTTGGTGTTACGCCGATGACGCAAAACGACTCAAAGAAATCGAATCATTGCGCGAGGACTCCTCGCCGAAACTGTTTTGATATGAGAGTATTGATAGCATGTGAAGAAAGCCAGGCCGTATGTAAGGCTTTTCGTGCACTCGGACACGAGGCGTACAGTTGTGACATACAAGATTGCAGTGGTGGACATCCAGAATGGCACCTTAAGCAAGATGTTTTGCCGCTAATTAGGGGGGGGGGGCAGAAATGGGATTTGATTATTGCGCACCCTCCATGCACTTATATGAGTAAAGCAGGTGCGCGGTGGATGTATCCGACGGCTGGACATATCTCGCCAGAGCGATATCGGCTGGCGATGGATGCAAAGGCTTTCTTCATGGAGTTTTATAATTGCAATTGCGAGCATGTAGCCATTGAGAATCCTGTCCCGTTGAGAATAGTAGGATTACCGGCGCCATCTCAGTCTATCCAACCCTATGAGTTTGGAGAACCGTACAGCAAAAAGACGCTGCTTTGGCTTAAGGGACTTCCAAAGTTGGTGCCGACGAAGATACTTCAACAGCACACACCCTGGATGCCGTCAAACACAGGCGGGTTTTCTCGCGGACAAGGAGGAAGTCACGGTATAGCGCACGATCCGAGAACCGCATCTAAAACCTTTCAGGGAATTGCAGATGCGATGGCTCATCAATGGTCTGAATATCTATTACAGCCGACACTGTTTTAGGCACGGGATTTGAATAAAGGAGCAGAAAAATAAGGATATGATTATTTCAGAACAAATCGGACATCTAGTCGGTTTTCAATACAACAAAGAAGACGGATTCCAATTCCAAGTAGACGCGTACCCTGTTGGCATAAATGGGGTCTGGCAAAGTTTTTATTTTCCATTCAATCGGAATAGGCCAAAATCTTTTGATCTCGACGAATTCCGTGGAAAGAGAGTGAAGATAACTGTAGAAATGGAGGAGGAATAGGCGTATGAACACAGATTGGTTTAGATTAGCCGAGAGTTACACAATGCACCTCGACTTTAGTTACTGCAAGACATGCGACTGGATGTTGCATATATGGAAGAAAGGATGCGGCGCGGACGGAGAAGATTTGCTAATCTTCAACGACCAGGATTGCGACCCTAACCTTTTACTTGCAAAGGGGGAGGTTGCATTGAAGGAGTGGCTCCTGGAGAACAATGGTGGGTATTAAGAAAAGCGAATACGAGAAATGAAGATTAACAGAGACCCGAAAATAGCAGTGCTTAATGATATTCTTTCGCACATTCAAAGTAAGAAAATGGAAGCAATTAAAGATGGAGAAGATTGTGCGCGTGATGCCTATGAGCACATGTACCGATTCGTCGTTGATATTTATTGCAAAAGAGTCGCCGAGTGGAAGCGGATGCATCCGATAAGCACGCTGATTATGAACATAAGACACAAAAGAAGATTAAATCGGTTCCGTGAACTGACCGCAGAAATTAGGGGGACATGGGTATGAAACCAGGAGACAAGGTGTGGGTGTTCCAAGTCAACCCACAAGAAATAGTTGAAGGTGTGTGTGTAGATGTTGTTCGATATGGACGCAAGACTTATGTCGCTATTGGATATATAACTCCAAGCGGAGCTATTATCCGTAGTGGCGGGAATATCCTCGGCAAAGACTGCTTCCCCACCCGCGAGGCGCTGTGCGAGCATTACAGGAAAATATTTGAATGATATGGAAATTGTTAGACCAGGATACGACACGTCTACGCTGCACAGATGCGATGTTTGCTGTTGCGAATTTAGGTATCTTCCGGGCGAGGTCGAGACAGAGCAGCATTTGCTTTATAATGTACCGGAAGAGGTTCGTGACTATAATGGTGGTCGCTACCAAGCTTGTGGTGTCAAATATATGCGGTTTGTTACATGCCCGTGCTGTAAGACTAAATGCTACATTGACAAAGAATAATACGCCATGCAGATTGCAATAGCGAAAGAATACATAGGTCTGACCGACCGCGACCATGAAGAGGCGCTTGAATGGTGCAAAGCTTGCATCCAAAGGCGCATTGACCACGATCATCTCCAGGGTCAAGTGGATTGGAATGACCTTATTGTGAAAGACGAGGAAGTTGGAGACTACAAGGGATTGGGATATTATCGTATGGAGTGCCGACTTCCACTAAAAGAACTATTTTGATATGCCGATCATTGAGACCCCTCCGCAGCCGAAGAAGCGCGGCCATTCCATGCCGGAGGGTAAAATCCAGGCGGCTTGCTACGAGTATTTCTGGAACAACTATCCGCAGTATCGAGGACTTTATTTTGCAGTCCCTAACGAGAACACTAGGGCTGACTCGAATGCGATCACTGGTGCGATCACTGGTGCAATCAGAAGGTCTATGGGAGTCTATCACGGAGTGTCAGATACACTTATGCTTATCCCTCGCCATGGATTTCACGGTTTGTGCATCGAGTACAAAGACGAGGATGGAAGACAGTCTTCTCACCAAGTCGCCTGGCAGAAACTTGTAGAGTCTCAGGGGTACAAGTATTGCTTGTGCCGTAGTTTGGCACAATTCAAGAAAATCTTAAATGAATGGTTTAATGATTAGGGCTGACACAGAAGAAAAGCGGAAGCACATTGACGCTATTTTAGGAGACATTTATCACGACCAGCCATACGATCTTGACGAAGAATTCAACGATGTTACACAGTACGAACGGGTCTATATTGACGGGGAAATATCGTACGATATGATGGCTGATATCGTCGACTATTTACGCTCTTGCAATCCGGAAGAAAAGTAGTATATTTGCACTATGGCCAAGAGTCTAATACCGCTTCGCCCGAGTGCTATTGTCTCGGGACTCACACAGGACGAACAGTCCGCATTGACTTGGTTTGTCATTTCCGGATGTTCCAGGAAGGATGCTTTTGTAACTTTTGCTAGGCCGGACATGCTTGCGTCAAAAGCGAAGGCCGCGATTGATGATTATGTGAAGCAGTTCTTCTCCAGAAAGGAGTGCATTGCTTATATCGAAGCATACAGGCAGACGCTTGACAATTTCTTGAATCAGAAGAAGGAAGAAGCAAAGGTGTCCGGATCGTTGGAGGAAAGGAAGGCGAAGGCGAAGACCAAGTTGGTTGAGTTTGCGATGAGCCTGGCGGACAATATCGAAAGCGCTGACGATCCAGAGTTCGTCCTCAAGATGGCCGACAAAGCCGGACTACTTGACGGCGATGAGGAGGTCGAGGTTAAGCCTCAGCGTTTTTTGGGCGTCCGTTGTAGCGAGTGCGCTTACAGAAAATTTGTAGAAGAAAACTGCGAAGAGGTTCCGGATGGCACGGAAGTTGAAGAACAATCAGAAAAAGAAGAATAATGGAATTCAAAGGAAGAGTAACGGCTGTCATGCCGATTGAAAGAGGTGTTGGTCAAAGAGGACCATGGGCCCGTGCGACCATCGTTTTGGAATATGAATCCGGTCAGTATCCGAAGAGTATCGCACTCCAGAACTCGAAAGACGCTGAGAATTTCGCACGGATTCGGGTCGGAGACACTGGAACATTCAAGGTTGATTTCAAGACGCGTGAATACAACGGAAAGGTCTATACAGACATCAAATGTTGGTCCTGGAACATCGACCAGGCATCGCAGCCTCAGCAGACCGTCAACTATAACGGCGGTCCGATTTAGAACCTACCAGCTTTGCTTAACTATATATGGAAGAGCGCCCCAATTTGGAGCGCTCTATTTTATTTATTCCTCGGCTGATTCTCTGCCTGGTTCGTCACATTCGGGACATTCGGGTCATTGGTCTGCGTTGTCGTCTTATATTTCGCGTCCAGAGCCTTTTCCTCCTCCTTCTCCTTCATGATCTGCTCTGCGTCGCCCAGATGACTGTTCCCGATATCGGACATCGTCGCCTTGCGGGACTTCACACCGGCATAATACTGATCGAGCTCCATCTTGATTCTCTCGGACTCATTCTGGGGAATCCAGATATTCTGGCCGCAAGAGATTTTCAAATCTCCATAGGTCATGATGTTTCCCTCGGCCTTTCCGACAAGGCGCTTGAATACCTCGACGAGCTGCCGGACCGGTTTCGCATAGAACTTCCACCTATTCTTGCACCACTGGATGTCAGGCGCGAACATGATTTTGATGGTCGTGCTACTATCTGCTCCCTGGCGAATATCAACCGGCTCGACCAACGCGGAAAGTGAGCCACGGAGGATGTTGTTCCAAAGCGTGTTCAGATTCAGTGTCGCAATATTGGACGCATCCGGTGGAGCCAGGTACTTACCGTCAGCATGTGCCAGCGAGTCTGCTGTTCCTCTTACGCCGATGGTCTTGCCATTAATCTTAGAAGGTGGAAGCGTCGTGATCTTCTCGCTCTTAAGGAAAAGAATGGGGAACGCGCTTGTCTTGACCTCCTCGGACACATATGAGAGTGCTTTTTCGAATTTTTCTATGCTGCCCTGGACTGGTCCGGTTGCGATGTCAGGCACACGGAAATAAACTACCTGCAGGATGTCATTCCCAATCTGCGCTTCCTTTCTGGAAATCATCTTGTACCCGTCCTCGGACACTTCGCTGAAGCTAGTGTTGTTTTTGATGATTCGAAGCACCTTATCAATCCAGGCTTTTCCATTTTCTTCATCGGTGTCTACTTTTACCCAGGTCTCGCGGTACTTCACCGTGAAGACATCGACAGCGGGCTTTCCGTTGAGAGTGTATGACCTGTATAATGTTGGCTTTCCATCGTCATCTACACCCGGATATAGGGTGTCTCCTTTTTCGTAGGAAAAGACCTCGTAATTGATGGTGTTACCGTCATACCACCAATACAGGGCGGAGTCTCCAGTGCGTTCGCAATACCCGACGGCTTCGCACCATGCATCCCAGAATCCGGCATAGTCCATCCAAGACTCTACCTTCTGAAACGCTTCCTCATTCTCTTTCGATTCGCTGGCCACCCAGAAGTTATCGCCGGTCAAATGAGCCACCTTCTTGGAAACAATCATTTCCTGGATGGCCAGAGCCACCGTCTCGACTTCGTCGTATCCGTCAAGAACCCACTTCTTTTTTCCGGTCTTCGGATCAGTTTCGTCGGTCTGCTTGTAAATCGGCCTCTGGCTCATATACTTCGAACTGATCTTGTGCGCTTCCGGGCAAAGCTCGTTAAGGAAGTTATCCTGGGTAAGGTTTACATACCCAACTCCAAATCCTGCAGTTCTCGGAATTCTGTATCCAGGATTTCCTCCCAACGGCGGATACATGCCGGCGCTATCGGGTGTAACTCTTCGTACCCAATAGTCTTTCTTTAAATGTTCACTGATGTTCATCGGTTAAAATCGCGATTTTATATTATACCCAGACTACATTACCAGCGCGTCCGCCAGAATAGTCTATAAACAACTCATCGTATGCGTCATCTGGCACCTCTGGGGCCGGCTGCTTTTTGGGACGGGCGTCGAGCTCCCATAAGGATCGAAGGCATATCGTATCCCACAAGTCCGGGGAATTCTTTTGGTGCCGTGCCTTATACTCGTCTTTTGAAAGATAGTAGATACGCTTGTTTTTTGTGGTTGTTACAAACAAGTCAATACCATCAAATAGGATATCTCTGAGGCTTCGTAGTTCTCCGTTCTTTCCATAAGGAATTTTATCGCTCAAATCCATGCTTGTGCTTATCTGTCCGGTCTCAATCAAGACGGCCATCTTTCCCATAAGCTGGCTACGAAGGTTGAAATATTGTTCAAAAGTAACGGGGTTTCCGTTTTCGTCATATTCCTGCATGGCGGTCTTGTTGGCCGTTACCGGGTTCGCGTTAATGTAGTCCTTGAGGAAGAAACCCATTCCTGTGGCATCAAACGCAAAATTCTTCAGTGGAACTCCATATTTTGCTAGAGTCCCCTCAATCCATGGGACGATAGCCTTCATGTCTCCAACATATGTTTCAATAGCGACCCATCGAAGCCCTTTCCATATTACCATTTGACAAGCATCTGGTTTTTTCGACGACGCGGACCCGGAGATATCCATCGTTGCGTACATGTTCTCGTCGTCGTTGATAGGGTTGCTCGTGAAGTCGAGAATCATTTGCTTCGTAATGGACGAGCGCTCATTCTCTACTGGACCAAAGTACGCTCCCTTCAGCACATTCCTCTGTGTCTTACCTACAGCATGGAGGTTTGCGACAGATCCACCTCCGGTCGCAGCGACAAGCTTTCTGTTGTCTGCGGCCTCTCCGGTAAACATTGTGAAGGACTTTACCATGTCGGTTTCCGTGAGTCCTGCGGCACGGTCTGCATCCGAAAGCTTGATTCCAGCTGCCTTTGCGACCTCTTCCGGAGTGTCGCCTACAATCACGTCGTTAACATCGTCCCCGGCAAAATACATGTACTTTGTTACTCCATTCATGTCCGGATAGATGTAATATGTGTCGGGATTGATATAGCCGGCAAGTAGGAGGAGAGCTGTTGTCCAATGCGTAAACTCCGGGTTAAATGACATCGCTATCTGCGGCTTCATACCGGATGAGTCTCTGTTTCGCGACATCCAATAAGTAAACATCTTGAATGTCATAGCTGTTCCTTCGTCGACTTGGATAAGGCTTGCCTGGTTTTTCTTCGCGAGTTCCTTGAAATCTTCCCACTCGGTCGGGTTTTCGACATTAAAGTTGCTGTGAATAAGCTGGACTGCAGAATTGTATTTGGGCCATGCGAATGTCGGCGAATCGCTCGAGTTTACCTCGCAGTCTGCAAAGTTTCCAAGCAGCTCCATCGCATCTCTGTAAATAGATGTACCCTTCTTTGAGTCAGCGAGCCTCATTGAAATAAAACGACCAGCAAAACCAGGCTTGTCCATTCCGTAAAGGAACTTCATGAGCATCGCGTATGTATTGTGCGTAACAATGAAATCATTCGTTACGTACAAATGATCGTCGTTAGAAACCAGTAAGCATCTGCATCTCTTTTTACCTACATACTCATACGATTCCAAGTGGCGTAAAGCCTCGTATCCTGTTCCGACCTTGCACCTTCCGGCATTCGCTTTTTTTCTTTCAAGGCCAAATAGTTCTGAGGCATCATTTGATATAATTCTCACCCTATAAGCGACACTATACTTCTTTTCTCCGTTGTAGACACAAGATGTTTTCTTTTGGATAATTCTGGCGACATATCCGAGTCCCCTACATAGGCGCTGAACATCTTTTGCTAGTTGTTTGCTGATTGAACAGTATTCGACACTTCCCGTTTTGCGCATGCAGTGGCCATCCGCATCGAGCAAGCCGTTAAGAAGAGAAAGCCTATCTGAAACGCTATAGAAAAAACACTCTTCTGGAAGTGATTTAGAACCCGCCTTGTGTCCAAAAATCCCAAGAGTTCTTGTCGCATCCAGAATATCTCGTCCGTGAATAGTGTAACCGAATTTATCGCTTTTCATTTTTGTTACGCTATACCCCTCGCTCTCAATTCTTTTAACGCAGTAATCGTCGTCCGTATAAACCCTGACCGGGGAACTAACGAGACAACCATCAGCAACAAGTTGACCTAGAGTATACGGTCCGATTGCCGGAACTATTTCCTTTCCATAATGTACCGCAGCGCATGTTGGGAAGCTAATCTTTCTCACCGCGCCGTATTTATCCGCTCTTTCGTCAAAAGATTTAATGATGTCTTTTGTCGTTTCTACGGACCATGTCGATTTTTTCTTAACCAGAGACTTCCTTACATACCATAAATGTTCAAGTCCAGACTCCACAATTCCACCGTCAATCATATTAAAGCGATAGACATCTTTTATGCCCTGCTCGAATATAGCCGTTACTCGCTGCGGCTTTCCATCTGCACCACAAATTGTATCGCCCACTGATATGCTCCCCATCTTAACAAATCCGGACGGAGTAAGTACATCCGCGTCATAAGGCTGCTCCTTCCCCATAGTTGCGGCGCCGCAAAGAAAGATGATGTTGCTATCGCACTGAAGGAAATTTTCTTGCAAGCCTGGCTGTGGAATGAAGTCTACCTTCTCTCGCAAAGTGAAGTCGCCGACTTTATCCCAACCTTTGTCCTTTGCGGTCGGGAGTTTTCTTTCCACATGTTTGTACAGCGGAGGAAAGTTTGCGTCTTTGTTTACGAGTCGAAACATACACCGCAAAGATACGAAAAAGGGGCGATTATTAGCAAATTCCATGCCCAACTTTTGTTTCTTTCAACTTTTTTGATATATTTGCGGCAAGAATTCAATTCTAACCTTCTATATATGAAAAAGAAAATTGCAGAAGCGCTTAAGACGAAGTATAAAAGCTTTGGATTGAGCAACGAGGCTTGGGACCGGATCGCCTCAGCAAAAGAAGAGACAGTCACCAAAGAAGAAGAAATCGCCGACGCTATTGCCAATGTGGAGACGATGAATCTTATCGCCCAGGAGTTGCAGAAGATGCGCGACTCGGAGATCCAGAAACGGACCGACCTGCAGCGCGTTCACGACGACTACAAGGCGAAACATCCCGAAAAGCAAGAGGAAGGGGAAGAAGGGAAAGGCGGTGAAGAACAGAAACCCGACATCGCAAAGATTGTCGCGGATGCTGTCGCCGCAGCCGTAAAGCCCGTCCAGGATGCTTTCGAGACATTCAAGTCGCAGACTTCCGCGAAGGAAGCGAAGACTCTGGCGAAGGACACCTTCTACGCGAACAAGTGGACAACGAAGTTCAAGGACGAGGCAGACGACGCTTGGGAACGCGCATCCGAGCTGAACGAAGCGAAGGGTGGCAACATGACCGCCGAGGAACTTTCCAACAAGGCCATGGAGTATTTCAAGGTTTACACCAACAGAAAGGGCACGGATGTGTCCAAGCCTTTCGAGTCGGAAGGAGAAAAAGGTGGGAACTTCGATTTCTCTTCCCAGGTCAAGTACCTCGAAGGCGAAGGTCTTCTGCCTCCCGAAGAAAAGAAGTAAGTTTAACCAAAAAGTTGTGACCAATGAAAAACTACGGTAACTCTTTCAACAATGACAGCCAGAATTTCGCTGCCGGAAAGGTTCCCATTTGGCTCCATGCTGACGAGTTCTATCCGGCTGGCTGCACCCTGAACAGTCAGACCCAGGGTACGACCATCCCAGCCGGCTCTGTCGTGTATGTCCCGAAGATGGGTGGTGAGGCCACTGTCCTCGCTGCCGACGCCGCCGCTCCCGAGACCGGTGTCACTGGCCTCCTCTATGAGGATGTCTACATCGGAAATGTCGGCGCGACCGGCACAATCGTCACCAAGGGGCAGGTGCTCGCCAAGCGCATCCCGTCCATTTCCGCAGCCGTCAAGGCTCTTCTCCCTGGTATCACTTTCGTAAACGAGTAGAACTATGAATCAGTATTTTGGACTTGACACTCTGATGGCCTCCAACGGCATCACTTCGTCCGACGCCTTCATGGCGTACTACCTGCAGGTTCTCTCTCGTCGCGAGAGCCAGAATCTGAACGAAATCGGTTTCGAAGAGTGGGACACCCCGCAGATCGACTTCGACTACAAGATGCTTGAGGTCGAAGACCAGATCAAGGTGATGGCGACCTATGTCGACCTCAACTCCGATCCGATTCCTCTCGGAACCAAGGGCTTCAACACCCTGAGCGGTTCCATCCCTCGCCAGAAGGCTCGCTGGGAGCTTGGTGAAAACGACTACCGCAAGGAGCTGATCACCCTGCAGAACATCCAGGTGTCCGCCACCTTCATGAACCAGTCTCCCGCTGACGGCATCAAGAACTACCTCGCCAAGCTTCTCTTCGGCGGTCTGTCCGAGATTCAGGACGCCCACATCGGCTCCATCTCCTACCAGGTCGGCCAGATGAAGTCTGCTGGTGCTGTCACTTTGACCAACACCAACAACCCTCGCGGTATCCAGAACATCACCTTCAGCGCCCAGATCCCCCAGGCCAACATCACCACGCTGACCAACGCGAAGAAATGGTTCACCACCGACGCCAAGACCGCTGAAGGTTCGGCGTCCGATCCGGTCAATGACCTCAAGAAGATGGTTCGCGACGCGAAGGAAGTGTACGACTCTGTGACCGTCGAGGTGAACGAGTCCTCCTTCTTCGAGGACATGAAGCACAGCAAGTGGAAGATCGCCCTGGGCTACCAGATGACTCCTTCCCTGCGTGTCTCCGCCGGCATGACCGCGGAGGCTCAGGCGACCGCCGCTGCTATCGCCGACACCGCTTCTGACGACGCCATCAAAGCCGCTTTCAAGGCCATTATCGGCGCCGACGAGGTCCTGTACAGCAAGACCCGCTGTGGTGTCGAGGTGTGGGATGACACTCAGAAGAAGCTCGTGCGAAACAAGCTCTGGGCCTTCAACAAGAACACCTATCTGGTGCGTCCTTCCGGCAAGGTCGGCATCAAGAAGAATGTCGTTCCGCTCCGTCCGGACCCGAGCGCGATCAGCGCGACGATCTTCGGAGGTCACGGCATCATCGAGTACCGGTACGATGCCCGCACCAAGTATCAGGACTGGGTTTCCGAACTCACCGTGCTGTGCGTTCCTACCCGTCCTCGTGACATGTTTATCCTTCATACGATTTAGTTATGACTGTCGAAGAGTATCTGCGTAGTTTGGTCTCTGGTCTCGATCTCCAGGACACGGTTGTCGCCCGCGCCGCTAGAAGTCCCATCGAGGTAAAACTCGAGCGACTGGAAATCGACGAGGATATCGACGACTATGACGAGGACGAAGAGTTCCAGAAACGGCTGGACTATGCCTCTTCGACAATCTACTATTCGGTGCTGGGAGTTTTCGCCGGCGGCGGTTATTCCGAACAGGTCGGAGATGTACGCGCCTCTCGGGGCGGATACACCATTACGATGGCGGACAGAGCTCGCTTCAAAGCAATGGGCGATGCCCTCCGCCTCAAATGGGGCTTCGATGTTGAAGAGGACGACTCCTCAAGCGAGATGTACGACGCGAGTTCTTTGAGAAGAAATGCAGTTTATTGAGTTTCGCGACACTTGCGTTATCTCAAGGGATAACGGCGGAAGGGATGAGTGGGATAATCCCGTCAACCCGGAGATAATCTATGAAGGCCCTTGCCTTTACGAGGAGGGCGGAACAGGGTACTCCAGGACTTTTGTGACGAGAAATCCTCTTATCTTCATCCCCGGCGTTGATGTCCAGGTGCGGATAAACGATTCGGTAGAAGTGACCACCGAGTTCGGACGGGTAATCAAATCCGTAAGCCGCATTGTTAGGGACATCAACATGCCCTGGAGGACCAATGTTAAGCTGACTCGAATTGAACTGAAACAAGCACAAGGAGACTAGGATGGCAAGGTACGGCAGACAAGTAGACTGGAAAAAATCCGTGATAGGCTTTACGTATGCGCTTGGCTATGCCGGCGAACATCTGACTAACTGGGCCAAGATGTGGATGTCAGAAGCCGTCCAGGACTCTCTGTCTCAGATTGACGCAGACTGGGATAGGCACACGGAAGCAAAGAGCAAAACCGGGAAGAGAATGTCTTTCGGCGGATCCCATTTCTATCCGTGGTACTCCGGTAACCTTCACGATAGCGTTGCAGGCATTGTCTCGGACAGGCACAGAACTGTTGCCATCCATTATATGCCTGAAGACGCGGATGGGGTACAGACTTACGAAGGGATGCCTATTGTTGGTGCTGAGTGGGCTATTCGCGAAGCTCAGAATATGCAGCGAGTCCTGCATTTTTATCCCGGGGTGGCAGCCACAGTCGTCGTGGGAGTCCCATACGCAGATAAGGTTGACCAGATGCCGGAACATGCAGGATATAAGCGAGAACTAGCCAAACGGTTCGCGTCGAATGTGGAAGATTACTTCACAAAGCGTGCCGGAGGATATCGCTCTCGTGTGTTTGTTGCTGACAAGAAGAAGAAATGATCAAACCTTCCTCCATAGAACCAGATGTTGAACTGCGGGATATCCTGCAGGCACTGAACATCCATGTGGAGACTGTAAACGGCTCCCAGGAGAAAGTGGATGTCTATGGCGACTGGGAACGGTCTACCAATGACCTCCCTACCGACTTCATCGTTGTGTACAAGAACGGTACTATCGGTGGTGTCGGAATGGATGTGGACTATGCGAGTGGTTACATCATGGTCAGTCTGTACTCAAAGATGAATGACGATGGCTCTGTCAAGAAGAATCGTACGAAGAAACTGCTGAGTCAAATCGACGAAATATTCATAGAGCGCATAAAAGATCCTGAGACTAATCAGGTGACGGAGCACTACAAAAACCTCGTTACCGACAAATATGTCTACAAATACGACGCCCCGCGATTCATAACTCCCACGACACCGAATCAAACATCGGGATATTCAGTCACCACACTTAACCTTATGTGGCATACAAGAAACAATTTTAACTCTGAATAACTATGGCAATTGCAAAATTCGAAAATGCTCAGAAGCTGTTCGCAGGACAGGGCGACCTGGTAATCTTCGACGAAATCGCCGACTACGCTGGAGCAACGCTTTCCAGCCTTACCGGTCCTAAGTCTCTGGGTCAGATTGTCCAGGACTCCACCACATGGGAAGGCGAGGACATCTCCACCGACGAAATCCTCGACGAGCAGGGTAACCTCATCACGGCCCGCGTTACCGCTGGTACGCTCGGTTTCTCCTTCGATATTGCCTCCACCTCCCCCGCGATGGTGAAGACTTTCCTGAAGGGTGTGGACATCACCGGTACCTCCCTTTCCGGTCTTTTCTGGGATGGCGACACCGCTGACAACACCGTCACCGCTGTCGGATTCGGCACCGCTCTCCCTGTGATGACCCGTCCGATCGGCATCCTGAACGATGAGCTGAACCGCGCCTGGATTTATCCGAAGGCGAAGATCACCGCCAACCTGACGCTGGCGGACGGCCTGTGGCGCATCCACGCTGTTGTCCTCGCCGAGAATGTGGACAACCGCAACGACCAGGGCCAGACCGTCCTTGCGACTGGTATGATCGTGGAGAAGTAAACACCTAAACCAAATTTTTCTCCTGGGGCGGGCCTTGCGCCCGTCCCTTTTTTTTAGATATGGAAAAATCCGCAAGTGAAAGATTTCTTAACGGCGCGTATGAGACGATTACGGGGGCGCCATGCACGGTCGTGATTGGCCGGAGGAAATACAAGGTCCGGCAGGTTGCCCAAGCCGTAAAAGAGAAGATTGCGCTTCTAGAACAAGAGGCGCAAGTCCTTGAAGCAAAAGGCAAGCAGGGCGTGTCGCAGAAGGAAGCAAAAAAGATCACGCGAAAACTGTTTTCTCTGCATTCCAAGAAGGCAGCGTATTACTTGCTCGGGAACTGGGCCTTATTCGTCCCTGGGCTTTGGTGGCTAAAATGGCACATCCTTCAGCTCCGTGGAAACGAGACGACATTCAGAATCAACGAAGCGGGAGTCGTTAGCGCAGACTTGGGTTTTTCCAAGGCCAACTGGGATATCTCAAAGCAGGAACGCGAGCTTTATATGAGACCGGTTGGCGACGCCGCCAGGCAAACGCTAGAGCGGCTGGAAAGCGTAATGAATATGTTGGAAGAGGACGCTTTGGGGATAAAGGAGGAAAACAAATAGGAAGCGCATTCCTATCTTCCGAGCATAACGAAAGGATCAAGCATATTTACGGAAACTTCGGTTTCTGGTCGTGGTTCAGGTACTGGTATGTCGATTCCGCGAATTATGTAACAATGTTGTTACTTGACAAGAGTTACTTTGACTACGATTATGAAAAGACAGAGCGGGAAGAAATCATTAAGTGGGAAGATACTGTGCGCTCGGATGATGAAATCCGCGACATCATGGCTGGCTTCGGAATCGGAGTGAAACGAAAGAAGAAGCCAGAAACTTTGGAAGAAATTCAAAACCACATCATAAAACAAGAAAGTTATGGCAGTTGAGATACCGGTAGTCGTTGATATTGAAAAAGCATTTAACGATGCAGCGACGCGAGTTGGAACAGCAATTCGTCCGCTTAAGCAAGAGATTAATAGGCAGACGGCGGACTTGGTTATAAATGTTGCGTCGGAAGGAGAGCTTCCAAACCTCCAAAGGGTATCTACGATTCTCAAGACAGTAAGAGATGTATATGGAGACATAAACTTTGCTTCTGAGCATCTAAACAATGCAATCAGGGAAGCAAAGACCCGTTATGACGAACTATATGTATCCCAAGCAAAGGGGAAAACTCTTTCTCTTGCGAAGCTTGAAGAAATGGAGGCGCTGAGGAACGCCATCGTCCTTTTAGAGTCCGAAGCAAATCTTCGCACAAAGGGTTCCAGGCTGGCTTCTGAGGAGGCTCAAAGACAACTTGCTGTGGTAGATGCGATTGATAAGGGGAATTATGCTCTTGAAAGAGAGACAAAAACGATGGACGACCTCAGCGATAAGATATCTTCACTTCGAGGAAAGTTGCAAAATATTGACCCGAAAAGTAAAGAGTGGGGTCAAACTGCGAAGGAAATAGAGAAGGCAACAAAAGAGTTGTCGAAATACGAGCAGAAGCTTCGCGGATTGTCTAAGCCAGGAAGTATAGATCGTATTCGAGAAGAAATGTCGAAACTTGAATCCCAATGGAACGCGATGAGCAAAAGGGTTAAGTTCGACGAAAACGGAAACTTGTCAAAGTCGGCGCAACGGCTTGTTGATAAATTCAAGGCTCTTACTGCAGAGTCTGAGAAGTACGGCCAGTCTTTGTCGGCTACCGCTGCAAAAGCAAAGCCTGCGGTCGAGTCTACGACTGCCGCAATGAAATCACAGTCAACAGTGCTCCGCCAACTTACATCTATGGCCTCGATGTACATTTCCGTGTTTGGTTTGTTTCGCTTCGCCAAGCAACTTAGAGATGTAACCGGAGAGTTAGAATACCAGCGCGTAGCTCTTGGCCGTCTCATTCAGGACGAGCAATACGGAGCCGCCTTATTCGAAAGAATTAAAGATGCGGCCCAGCAGTCTCCGTTCCGTATTACGCAGCTTGTTACATACACGAAGCAACTTGCCGCATACCGTATTGAGCAGGAAAACTTGTTTGATACGACAATGCGCCTTGCGGATATCTCTGCTGGACTTGGTGTTGAGATGAACCGACTTATTCTTGCCTATGGCCAGGTCCGAGCAGCATCCGTGTTACGCGGACAGGAATTGCGTCAGTTTACCGAGGCCGGCATCCCGCTTGTGGATTTGTTAGCAGAAAAGATGGGTGAATTAAACAAAACCACATACACAACCGCTGATGTATTCAAACTTATATCTGAAAGAGCCGTACCGTTCTCCGCTATCGCTGATATTTTCGAGGACCTTACAGATAAGGGCGGCATGTTTTACAAGATGCAGGAGAAGCAGGCGGAGACGATTAAGGGTAAGTGGGAAAAACTTAAGGACGCATTTGATGTGGGTCTTCAGGCTGCAGGAGAAACACAGACATTTGCCTGGCAGAACCAGTTGGCGCTGGATATTCTTACTGTTTTAGCGAAAAACATCCGTATCGTCCCGAAACTTATCGAGTCAATCGGATTCGCGTGGGTTACATATAGCGCTGCTGCCGCTGTAGCAAATTTGCGGAATAAGCAAGTTGCGAAATCGGCAATTGAAGTTATGACGGCGAAGCAACTCATGGGCGCCGGCGTCAGTAAAGCTTCTATTCGCCTGCTAGGTTATGAAAGAACGACAAGGCTAGTGGCAAAGGCTAACGCGGCTTTGGCTGCGTCAAACGGAATTTTGTCAAGGACTTTTGCTAAATTGACATTAGCAATGTTGTCCAATCCGTATGCCGCTGTTGCTTCCGCTGTTATTGGCCTAGCGTCTGCATTTGTGTTTTGGAGAAAAGAATCAGCAAACGCGATAACATCTCTTTCTGATTATAAGGTTGCATTAGATAATTTTGCCACCGCAGAAAAGCAGTTTGGGAAGAACGAAAAGTTGATTGACAGATACGAGGAACTCGCATCGAAGACGGAGAGGACAGAGAAAGAAAACAATAAACTTTACGCGACAATCAGCAAATTGCAAGACGCGTTTCCTGGAATGACATCTAAAATTGATGCTCAAACCGAAAGTTTGAAAGAGAATGTTGAAGCGCTGCGAGAAAAAAACAAAGAAGAACTTGCTCAATCAAAAGACGAGGCTAAAAAATCACTTAATGCCGCAATAATTACCAGAAATTCTCTTCAGACTCAACTTGACGAACTTCTTCAACAAAGAGAGGACGCTTACAAAAAGATGAAAGAGCAGGATGCTCTTGTTAATTTCTACGGATATAGCTCACAGAAGAACCTCGACGAGGCTGTCTCGAAGTATAACGAACTTGACCAAAAAGTACAGGAGACAAAAAATAGTATCGCGGACCTCAATAAAACGATTGGTTCTCTAGAAAATTATATTAATCCTAAGGTGGCCGATGAAGCCACAAAAGGGTGGAAAGATCAAGTCAGAGAGTTAAATACTTATAAGACAAGCCTTGGGAGTATTCCGCTATTTACGCCACAAGAGATTGACGACCTTGAATCGGTTTACGACTACTATAAAAAACTAAAGAAACTCTGGACTGATTCAAAAACATCTCTTGAAGGATTAAAGGAGGCTTACGAAAATGCGACGGAGCCGCTAATTAAGGCTAAACTCCTTACTGAAGTCGAGGATGCACAAGCCATGTTCGACGCCATAGAGAGGGCTAGAGAATTCTTTGGTTTTATCTTTAAAAAGTCTTCCGGCGGCGGTTCTCGTCAGACTGATCCATTCGTGACTCGTATGCAGGAGCGAATTAAGTTCATGCAGGACTTCAAGAAGGGGTATGATGATTTAAGTAAGTACATGGCCAGAGCCGGGGCCCTGGAAAAAGAAAGTGGAATTATGCTTGGACGCGGAATGTCGCTTGGAATGTCTGCTGACGAGCAAAGAAGAGCCGCAACCGACCTATCGAAGTGGTACGAAGATATGATTGCCACGGTATCTTCCCGTCTTAAGTCCAAGGGTGTTCGTGGAACATCGGTTACGGCCCTTCTCGGCATCGATACGAGTCGGCGCAGCAAGGATGTCCAGGATCTTCAAAAGTTACTGCAGTCGCTTTGGGACGCAAAGACCGACTTTGATACCTCTCAAATGAAGAAGTCTATCGAGGACGCTCTTAAGAAGTTGTCTGACGAAATTAAGCGTAGCGAGACGGCCAGGAACTTCTACCAGGATATTCTTGGACTTACTGGCGACGAGCAACTTGCCGCTTCTATGAGCGTATCTGTATATGGCGGCATCGGAGACGAGTTTAAGGACAGGATGCAACAGCAGCTGAATGGCGCTTTAGAGTCCCTCAAAGTAGATAAGAGTTTCACTGTCACCGACGACATCGCAAAGGCTTTTTCCGACATGGACTTTAAGAAGATTCTCGCTATAGACGGTCTTCCGGAAGAGGTCGAAAAAGTCGTGAGACAGGCGTATGAGAATTCGCAAAAGTATGACGCGGATCTTCTTAAAAATTTCGCGTCGCTGATTTCAAAGTATGGAGACACTGCGCAAAAGGTTGCGACGATTCGAGCAAAGGCGGAAAACGAAATCAATAAAGTAAAAGACGCGCTTAAATTAAGCCTTGAAAACACAGAGCTTACTCCAGAAGAGAGAAAAGCGTTGCAAGAACGAGCCGACGAGATCATCCGAGCCCTTGAGGGACAAAGAGACCTGGACGAGTTTAAGGCTGGAGAAGATTACATAAAGTTCTTTTCCGAAATCAATGTAATGACCGCAGAGCAAGCGGCTGAAGTAAGAGGAAAACTTCGAGATGCTTACTTGAAGGCTTTTAATGATGGCGCGATATCTGCCGACCAACTTAGAAGAAACCTCCGAGCGGTCGATGAGCAGTTCAAGAAACTGAGTGAGAACACCACATTGTTAGGGTCTTATCTTTCCGGCGGATTTGATGCCGCGAACGAGAAACTTCGTGAATATGCGGATAACATCACAGTTCTTGCGGCAAAGATGCAGTCTGGAAAAGAGTTGGACCAAGCCGAGCAATCTTATGTTTCTCGCATGCTCAAAAGGTTTGGAGGGGACGGTGTAAAGAATGCAAAAAGCTACGGGGATTTGCTTAACGCTTTTTCTAACACTGGTGGACTGAAGGCGGCTGGACAGGCATTAGGAAATATGGGGAAAGGCATGTCCGCAATTGCGTCAAAGGGCGCTGGTGCACTCGCTATTGTCGATGCTATTTTCCAGGCGGTTCACTCGACAATCACGAGTATTCAGCAAATGATTGATGAGCTAAATCGGATGCGTTCGGAAGATAATAAGGTTGGAGAATGGTTCAAATATGTATCCGATTTTGATAAGTACACATATTCCGGCTGGGAAAAGCTAAAGTCTGGAGATGTTATAGGCGCCACAGCTGACGCTGTTAGTTCTTGGATATCTATTTTTAATAACATCCAGGAAGATAAAGTCAAAAGAATAAACGAAGACATCGAGGAGCAAGAAAAGCTACTTGACGACCTACAGTATTCTTACGAAAGACTTGATAAAGTTATACAAAAATCATTTGGCTCTGAATATATCTACAATTATCAAAAGCAGCTAGAAAACCTACAGGCCCAGGCCGACGCTTATAGGAAGCAGGCTGAGCTAGAGAGGGGGAAGGGCAAGTCTGCGGATGAGGATGTCGCTAAAGACTACGAGAAGCAGGCAAGGAACATCGAGGACCAGATTGCCGACATGCGCACCCAGCTTTCTGAGTTCTTCGCAGGGACGGACCTTACCAGCGCTGCCGAGGACTTTGCGAATTCCTGGATCGAGGCATACAAGGAGTTTGGTTCCACGACGGATGCGATGAGCGAGAAGTTCAACGACATGATCCAGAACATGATTACTCGCTCTCTGGCCGCGAAGATTATGCAGGAGATGCTTCAGCAGATCTTCGACCAGATTGACACAATGTCACAGGATGGACTTCTAGCGACCGATGAGATAGCAGCCATCGCCGCCCTGGCCCAGGAGCGGATTCCGCTGATCAACGACGCTATGACGAACTTGATGACAAGCCTTGCTTCTGCTGGCCTGGATGTCCGCGCATCGACTGCAGGATTCCACGGTATAAGCAAGGATATTGCCGGAGCGTCGGAGGAGTCTATTCTTGGACTTGCTGCAGCGATTAATACGCAGAACTTCTACATCTCGTATGTTCCGACAATCAGCGAGAATGTGTCGCAGATTCTGGCGGCGATGACCGGCGGCGTTAGTCCGACGGCTCCTGTCGAGACAACCGAGACCGGCGAGGTCCTGCCGTCTGTTCAGAGAATGGTGTACGATCACCTGCCGAACATGGACGCGAACCTTGCAGAGGTGTTGCGCCTGGTCAGAAGCGTAATAACCACGAAAAACGGAACGACGAACACAAATTATGTCGCGATCAAGTAGTGTGGCACATATTTTGAAAGAATAGAAGCTCAACAATACCTATTCACCTATTTTATAATCTCACAATTTATCTTTTTAATCCTTGCCGCTTGTGAAAGTCGCAAGGATTTCTTATCTTGTCTCCTGGATTAATGGTTAAATACAGTTGTTGTCTAGCGCACCGCTGGTTGCGAAATCCGTGGTGCGTTTTTATTTTTCATATTGTTACATACATCTATTTTTTTTATCTTTGCGGTGTTATGGATACCCTGTGGAAAAAACAATTGCGAAAGGAAGCCTCCGCGCATCATATGTGTGAGGAGAATCGCCACGACCTTGCTGGCGTCGAAACAAAAGGAGATGCCGTCGCCCTTTATAAGAAGACGATTGACTGGGCCCTTGAGGAAGGATACCCGGACCTAGAAACAATCAGAAAGCATTTCTCGGATTGCGAGAATGTTGGTATCTTTGTCGACAGGCATTTTCGGAATGAGGTTCTCAACTCAGAACAGGTCTATGTGTTCCATCACTGTACCGGAACAATCCGAACAGGAATTAACCTGGGAAAGAGGACGATTCCTATGCTGTATTTCGCAAACGGATGCGATATGGATGTCAGAGGCATAGTCGGCTCTGCGATGCAGGTTAGGGTCCCGCTCTACGTCTTTGGTGAGAACCGGATCGGCGCTGAACAGTCCGATGACCTTTTGTGTAAAACCTACAAGTTCGATGTGAAATGATCAAGGTCAGATTGCAGATTGGCGACGGGAATATCGTCGATACCGAGGACGCTTTCGGATTCATTTACCTGGACTCAGATAAAAGGGTTGGCGCTCCATCCAAGGGATTCGAGAAGACATCGTACCCGGAAGAGGAAGGAGAGCACATTCTTCCGAAGACCGTCGATGACGCTTTCGACTACAAGGTGAAGTTCTTCATCCAGGGGGACACTCTCGCTGACGCAAACGCAAAGATCGTCGCATTTAACGCAGCCCTTCACGGTGAGCCTGACACGAATGGACTGAAGGAATACTACCAGGTAACATTCTACAACGACTATAAGCGCCACAAAATCGTTGGGTATCCGAGTGAGATTGCAGAGGCGACCGACTTCTGGCGTGACCGTGACAATGTCGTCAACGATATTGTTGTCGTAGAGTGGAACATCCGAGTGACCAAACCTAGCCTTTGTGACTTTAGCTTATGATTCCGGGAATTGAAGAAATAAATTTCCCGTCCTATGCGACGCTCCACCAGGCAACCGTCCAGTTTGAAGAGATGGGAGAGAGAACCATTTCCACCCAGGTTCGGATTGACGGATCCATCATCCCTGCCTTTGATGGATGGGCCCTTAAATTTCGTAATGAACTTTTTGTTCTTCCCACGCTGAAGCCGCAGGCGTCAAAGGACAATTCCACAAAGAATGCACTTATCGACCTTGTATTTACTTCGGCTCCAATCCATGAGCTGAAGCGCTACTTCTTCGCCGAGATGACGGAGATCGAGCAGGGGACAATCATCATTGACAAATATGTAGCGTCTCTTCGCTTGTCTCTGACAAACTTTGTCGCTGCATTCAACAAGGTCCTTCAGTATTACTTCCCTGACGGTTCTTTCGTAATGAATTTGAATCCGTCGTATGTAGACACTGGAGAGGTGAAGGACTTTGAGATTGATTACCTATACATCTGGGATGTCCTCTTGAAGATTAACGAGGTTTATGGTGTAACCTGGAAGGCCGTGACAAACGAACAAGGCGTGACTGTTATCCGTGTCGGATATGATGCCGGCGTTATTGATGATCATGTCTTTGAGTATGGATTCAACGGTGGCCTTCTTCGATTCGAGCGCCATGTAGAGGACACTGACATTTACAATGTCCTTCTTGGTCGAGGAGGGGAGAAGAACCTTCCGTACCGATATTTCAAGGACACGGACCAGTTCAACCCCATTTGGTCTGCAGACCCGGACGCTATTCCTGAACTGAAGAGTGTCTTTTTTTCCAGGCTCCTTGATAGCAACTTCCGAAAGTATGTCCAGGGTTGGAAAGCGAAGCATTATGGAGACACATACGATGCCGCCCGAGCAGCCACGGACTGGGCATACCAAAAAGGATATACGGACGAGAAATTCGAGCCGGTCGAATATGTAAAAGACGATGAATCCATCGCGCTTTACGGTGTCCGTCAAGGCAAGCTCGATGATAACGATGATATCTTCCCTACAATCCAGGGTGTGTTCCTTGACGGGCAAGGCCGGGCTGACGAAGTTGTGGCCGTCGAAGTTACCGCAGAGGACAGTCCGCAGTCGCAGTGGGATATAGCGACGCAGTTCGAGGGATTTCTAGATGTGGAATCTCATGGAGATCCGGATGTTTTTCGGGACATCGTTGTCTCAGAATACACATTTAATGTTCCAGAAGGTCGTGTCGGACGCATCGAATATGCCTGGTCTGAAAGAGCTACTCCTCGCGGGGTTGGACCAACCGGTATTATTGATACCACAAACACCATAATCACCACAGTCGATCAAAACAATAAAGAGTACGGAATTTCTCGTATCCCAGCCGGAGGACCATATAATGTAAAAGTCTTTTTGAGGGTAAGGAGGATGGATGGGTACGAGCATATCGCAGGCCGATTCGGAATTAAAGATGTCTCCCTTCACTGTACTCCTGCCGACAATATTTCTTATCGCGAAGTCTTCACCATCTGGGTCAAGAACATTTGGGAGTCCACACCAGGCTCCGGTGAAAACGACATCGCTTATGCTCACCGGGTCTGGGATCCGATTTTGGGCGACCGCATCGGAAATTCTGCTGCAGTTCACTTCTCCGATGGGTTCATGTCGCTTTCGAGCGATTACGAGTTCCTTATCCAAAGGATTCCCGAGGTTGACCGATCAAAGACAATCACGACAAAGGACAAAAACGGGAATACAATTACTGTTCAGTCCGAGTGGAAAATCACTCTTGTACGTTCCGATGCTGAGCTGGAGGCAACCGGACTTTACATACCGAACACTGAAACTGGAGGGCTTCCTGCTGCCGGCGACCACTTTTTCTTCACTGGGATCGACATCCCGTTCCAGTATGTCAAATGGGCTGAGGAAAGGCTCACCGAGGAAAAGGAAAAGAAGCTTCCGGAGAACTCGCAGACCAATCCGACTTGGATAATCGGAATGGACAAGGTTCGCGTACATTCGCTGCAGGAGGACGATTATGGTACACTCTTGGCAGACCGGCTTGACGCTGGCGTGCAGGTTTCTATTTCCGATCCGCGATTTACAAGGAACGCACAGAACGAACAGACCGTACTGCAGCTTGGGATTCGGTCCGTTACATTCACCTGGAGCGAACCGTCAAGCGATAGCCCTGGATTGGTTCCTGACATAGAAATTGTCCTGTCTGACAAAATCGTCAGCGAGAAAACTTACGAGAGTGTGAAGGGTGATGTCAATTATATCACCAACAACTACACCACAACCGGCGAGGTAAAGAACATAGTTAAGAAAACCAAATTTGGAATTGGCACAAATATTTCATATCTTGGGCCAGTAATCGGAACGGTCGAAATATAATGGCAATTATAGAAATAAGAGATGTCCTTGACAATGAGACCGGGAAAACAATTTTCCCGAGAACTCATGTCGATGCCGTGATCGGACTGGAGGACTCTTCTTATTTTGAAAAAGTACAGGATGCCGATGACCCAACGAAATTCTCTATTAAGTTAAAGTCGGAGTACACTGGACTTTGGGCTGAAGGTTGGATTGCCGCAGGCGGTGTGGGGACCGGTTCCGGAGGGGGTGGCGGGGCGAGTGCGCTCTATGACCTGGTGGACGTCTCCGTGGATGGGAGGAAACAAGGCGACCTACTGACCTACAATGGAAGCCATTGGGTGAACATGGAGCGGTCTTCCTTGCTCTCCGACTACTACACGAAGTCACAGGTTGATACCCTCCTTTCCAACATCGACCTGGATGGATTGCTTACATCGATTACAACCCAGGAGGATGGGACGCTGGATTTCACCTGGAACAACGGGGATGTCACGAAAGTCGACCTCACACACCGGCACCTGGATCTCGAAAGCGCCATCGCCTCCCTCCGCATCTGGATAGACGACGGGCAGGGAAACCTTACCCTGGATACGACGAAATACTCCAACCTATGGATACCCGGATGGATTGCTGCAGGCGGCGTGGGCACAGAGAGTTCGGGCGGCGTGTCCTTCCTCAAGGAACTCACGGACATTTACCACAACGAGAACGGCATCCTCCGCTCGGACGGGTCCGCCGTACAAAACGGCGATGTCCTTGTCTATGACTCCACCAACGCGATGTGGAGCGCAGCAGCTCAAAGCGGTGGAGGTGGCTCTACGGTTTCATGGGGAACGGAGTCCGGCGGAACAATCCCGCTCACGGTTGACGGAACGACCAAGACGCTCCTTCTCTCCGGCGCTTTGGACGGCTATCTTCCCTTGACGGGCGGTACATTGACTGGCGACCTCCGGCTCAAGAACACCGGGAACTACGGGCTCGCCATCAACTTCGGAGACGGTAATTACGTGTACCTCAAGGAAGCGGACGATGATGTGCTTTCCATATACGCGAAGAACGGCATTTCTCTCTCCGCGAGCGGGGCATCATCCAAGTTTGAATGGGACTCCGACAACAATGCGTGGCACTTCCACGGGAATGTCTATGCCGACGGATGGATGGCTGCTGGCGGTATCGGTAGCGGCTCGTCCGGCGGCTCGAATGTGTCCATCTCCAACCTTCTATCTTCCGGCACTCGCGTTGCGACCATCAAGATTGACGGGACGGACTACGACATCCTTGCTCCGTCCGGTGGCGGAAGCGGTGGCATCGGCACTGTGACATCTGTCGGGCTCTCTGTTCCGACAGGACTATCTGTGTCAGGCTCACCGATAACCACTTCCGGGACGCTCCGTATTTCCCTTGCGAACGGGTACAAGATACCGACTACTGCGGAGCTGGGCAACTTCGTGACCCTTGATACCGCCCAGACTATCACGGGCGCAAAGACCTTCTCTACGAACCCGCTCACCATCGCCTCAAGTAGCGGTATCTCCGTCAATGCATCATCCTACATTGACATTGGGGAGGCGCGGCTCGTGTACGACAGTGTTGCCAATGCACTTCATGTTACGAAACGGACCGGCGGGACGGTTAGTCCTGTCGGACTCTATGCGGACGGGTTCGTGGCCGCCGGCGGGACTGGCTCCGGCAGCAGCGGCCTTGATGACACGGTCACACAAAACTCGTCATACCCTGTTAAATCAAGTGGCATCTATTCCTTCGTTACAGCCCGCAGATGGGTCGGGACGCAGGCGCAGTACGATGCCCTTGGGACATACGACAGTAATGTGGAATACTTGATAACCGAAAGCTAAGATGCCGATAAAAGTAGGGAATACAGGAATAGTGGGCGTTTATCTTGGGAATACCGAGGTAATCAGAAAGTATGTCGGCTCCGTTCTGAAATACCAGAAGCAATCGGAGATGACGGTCGTTCCTATCGGTTTCAAATACGCCTCATCCGCCGGTGACTACGAAACGACGAATGAGACAAGCACCCTCGTCGTGCTCCTGCAGGCCGGAAGGAACATAGGAGACATCACTGGCACTTATACGGACTCTAACCGTGCGTTCTGGAAATCCCAACCCCTTTACATGGGGCGCGGGAATTACGTGGCGGTATTTGGGAAGCAGAGGGGATATGGTGGAAGCGGTTCCACGGGAGTGTATGTGATGACGATGTCGTTCTCGTCTCCAAGCCTTGGAAGTTTCCATACCGCTACCACCACTGTTAATGGCCAGTACGACCACTATGGTGTGCCGCGTGTGAGGACTGCAGCATCAAAGGCCGGGTTCACCACTTTTGATGTTGTTCCCCGGTCCGGGAAAACCGTCAACAAGAAAGTCTATGGTCTTGCCTATGATGTGGTTCGCATCAGCGGCAATACAACATACAGATACGATGAGCAGTGGAATGAGGTGGTCGCTCGCATCCTTGACACTGTTTGCACCACCGACGCGGCGTCCGAAGCGTCCGGGACAATGCTATCCGCCTCGATCTCCGTCCAGAGGAAGCTCTCCGTCCTGGCCATCACCGTCGCGGCAAATTCCGGAGCGTCGGCCAGGCTCGGCGATGTCAAACTCACCTCGAGCGGTAACCTCCTCACCCGCCATGTCATCCTGCAAGAGGGCGAGGATATCCGTTTCTGCCGAATCAATGGACAGCTTGTCGAGGGGACGGCCCTTTCCGACTCAAGGATGTGGGACTACTCGTATCTTCGTGCGATAGACCTTTCGGCAAGCGGAACTACCTATACCTTCTCCGGAAGGAACCTCCGTTTCTTCGACGGGATAGCAAACGACATCGAGGTGACAAACGCAGATGGCACGGTCATCACTCCGACTACCGAAAGCGCCGCGCATGGCACTTTCGCATACTATAATTGCAATTCTTCAAATTCAACGATTAACGTGAGGATACTATGACGCAGATAGCAGTAATGTGCGGCGCTACCTGCGCCATCATAAGGGTCCTCACGACATCTGCGTATTCGTCTGGATCATGGACATTGTACTACAAGCGTAGCGCCGACTCCACGTATTCGTCGGTATCCTTGCAGAGGTACAACAACCTTCACTTCATCAGTTCTTCTTGGTCGGCGGAGGTTTATGACCTTTCAGCGCAGACAACCTATCAGTTCTATGTTGTGGCCGGGAGCGAATCGAACCACATCACGGCGACCACCTGTCCGCTCGGTACGTTCCGATACACCCTCGGCTATGCGGAGGGAACTGACCCGACATCCTACTCGTCGCAGTACACATTCCTGGAAGGACTGCTCGAGGAGTTCAAGACAAAGATGATAGGCATTGGGTTCAACATCAACAGCTTCGATTCGTCTTGGACACCCTCGTTCCTGCTTGATGCTTCTGCAAGTGCAAGCTATACTGAAGACGTGAAAGGGGCCATACACATGAGAACGAGTAACCTCGTTTCCGGGAATGAGCCGCGCATACGATTCACAATCGCTCATGAGTTCCGTCACGCCCTCTTTTTTGATTACAATATGTTTCTTGACTACGCCAGCGATGCGCCGTCGGAGCGTCTCCCACAGACGCAGACCGGGATGGATAACTTCTACAAGATTCTGTCCTTCCACTCATGCAACGGGAATCAGAGGGAAGTGTACGCTTTCTACGGAGAGAACACCGGCGTGGAAAGCCAGACAGTCCAATACCTGTTCACTCTTTTTGAGTTGAAAGCGTTTGCTAAGAACTGCGATAACGCATACATAACCGAATAAATCATGGCACACTCGGCAAATAGGATCTACATAGACACTTCGGTCACGCCACCTATCGGTGTATCCATCGCGGATATACAAGCCATGGTCGGCCTTGCGAAAAACGATATCGGCGCTCTCATTTTGTATGGGTTCATCAATATATGGGCGAAGTACAAGCCGGAATCGCATCCGACCATCAAGCGTCCCCTGACGGAAGACGAGCGCAGAGCGAACCATTGGGGGCTCACCATTCCTGTCGCATTGCACAGTCTTTCACAGATAGTGTCCAATTACACAGCGAACTATGCCTATGCGAGGCCGAAAACCACGACCGATTGGTATCGTTTCTCCGATTGGGTCAAGTGGGATAACGGTTGGGTACATGGGAAAGGCTATCTAAAAACGGCAAAGTGCTTTTACGAAGGGGATGACAAGAGAACGAACTCCTACTCCGGAAGTGCGAACCACTACGTAAATTACGGGGCCAATACCGCTCCTGTTTCTCTTTCCGTTCTTTGGGCTCAAGATATCACGGATGAAATGATTTCTCTGTCTGATCTTGACCTTGGAATCACATCTCTTGCAAATGCATATCTAGGGGTCATCCTTGTGACCGGGACGACATACCGGCTCATCGTATCGGAGACCTCCATCGGAAGCGCATCGCAGTCGATCCTTGACATCCCTGCGAGCATTTTCACGAGCGCAGCAGGCTCCACGTTCACCATCTATCCGATCTTGTCGACGGGGAACGAGAATGCCACCGGTGAGGGCGTTGTAACGGATATGGTCAACTTTGATCTTTTCCCTCTTCCAACCGAACCATACACTTTCCGCGTAGTGGATGCAAACAATACCGTTTCATTTTCAAATGAGACCATCTCCACTTCTCTAAACATAAGGGAACGACAACGTGTTGACTTCTCGGCCCAAGGTCGTTCGTCAGCTGACATTGCCTCGTACACTCAGACCTTTTATGTCAAACTATATGGAAAGACAAGTGCAACGGAGGACACTTGGACACTTATAGACACAAAGACTGTATCGTGGAGCATCTCGCAACAGCAAAGAGTCTATTCTGAGTCCTGGCCTGAACTCACGAATAGGTTTCAGACCGTCAAGGTCGAGATCGAGGATTCCAACAATACGGTAAAACTGTCAGCAACAGCGTCACTATCTTAAACAAGCATACATTATGGTCATCTTTATCATCTTTTTGATTTTAGCATTGGTCGCCGTTGGGGCGTACCTCTTTGCCCGCAGCAAGAGCCACAAACCGGATTCTATGAATGGCGTAACAATCGTCCCGGTTGTATTCTCCGCCAATCAAAACGTCTCCGTGCGGATTGAGTCGCTCGAGTCTTTCATCAAGGATACTTTGCAATATGTGCAAGTTGTATTGTCGGGCATTTCGGAAAGCGGTAGCGACGAAAACATCCGTCTCCTCGTGAAACTATACAAGAAAAAAGCAGACGGCTCTTATGTGTTTTTCACTGAAAGGTATATTGACAAGACGTTCCATGAGAAAAGAGATTGCATAACCGAGGTGTTTCGGTTCCGTTCTTTTGCCGAAGGAATCCGTGTGCGCATTCTCAACGCGAGAGAATCTGTCGAGTCCGATGCATTGACTGAAAATAGGGAGGAAATCGAAAAATGAAGCTCAAACTCTCCACAATCGATCAGCTGGCGGGAATCCTCGCCGGGATCAAGTTTACCAAGATGAAAGACCGGAATGCAAGTCTGACCCTCCTGAAGAACCATCTATTACTCCGGAAGGTCTGTCAGGATGCTCGTGCTGACAAAGAAGAGATCATCCGCAAATTCCAGGAGGACTGGAAGGACGAACTTGCGGCCGAGGAAAAAGACCGTCTGGAGAATAAGTCCATGGTCGAACACTTTGACCTACTGACCGCAAGGAAAGACGCCAACAAGTCCATCCAGGAGATATTCTCCCGCGAGGTGGATATTTCTCTCACCCCCGTCTCCTTGGATGTTTTCACGGATGCTTCCTGGGATGTCACGCTAGATCAGGTTGCGACCCTCAGGGAATGCGGGATCATCGAAGGATAAATGGCGACGAGGACGATATATCCTTATGGCTCTCCTGGAGCCGTGGTGGGCGGGATTGGTTTCATTCTCGTCCAGGCACTCCCGGCGGCATCATCCGCCACTGCGGGGGCGGTATTTCTCGTCCCTGATTCCCAGGACCCCACTATCAAGGATATGTATGTTACCGTCCAGGACGTTAGCGGTGGGTTCGGATGGACGCAGATCGGGACGACGCAGATCAACCTCACCGGCTACGCTACTGAAGAATGGGTTGAAGCGCGGGATGTTGACCTGAGCGCTGAGCAGTATGAGGCCCTCGTCCAGGCAGGGGCGGTGGACCCGAAAAAGAGGTATTTCGTTGATGAGACATGATATACAAGTTCGGCAGAGGTACGGCCGCTATCTACAAAGGGACTATCTCAAAGCAGGCGGCCTATTGGGGGCTCAGGCTCAAGTGGCAGAACGTCCGGTCCTGCTACGGATCCGGTGCGTGGCTAAACGATAGGCCATGGCTGAACAATGACGGATGGAGGAACAATTGACATGGCAAAGACAAGCACGAACAGCATACAGAATCTTGACGAAGATTGGGGCAACGACACTAACGTCAACCTCCCGTTCGACGGCGCGGCGGTGCAGGCGTTCATCAAGTCGTATCTCCGAAAGGTAACGTCGGCGGCTTACTTCGACCCGACGAACTACACGATGTACTTCTTCGCCAGTGAGGAGGACCGGAACAGCTTCATCAACGACCCGTCGCAGACGGGCCTCCCTGTGTTCTCCTGCCCGATGAACTTCTCATCCACGCTCTACCGCGTGGATATCACCAATAACACGGGGACGACGCAGATCAATACGGCGACGAATGCAGGGGCGCTTACCCTCTCTACGACCTTCAGGGTCCAGACCAAGTCCATCACGGACCCTTCCTGGAACGACACCCAGACCGGATGCTATGTGACCGTCCTCATCGACCGCGGGCTGACCGGAACCTATACGCCCATCACGGAAAGAGCCCTGTACGCCGCCGGCTCCACCATATCGCTGGATGTATTCTCGTTCCTGGTTAACGGGACGAACCGAATCAAGTTCCAGTTCGACGCCGAGGATGGTTCCGTCTCGCAGGCGCTCGTCTATACCGTCACCCTCGCGGAACTCTATGTCGAGCTGTTCAATAATACTTGGTATCTTCCCGTCCTGGAAAGTGACAGCGCCACCCATCGCCTGGGCGGATTCAAGATTGCCGGGGCTGGCAGCAAGACGCTGCATCTGTCCTTATTTGGCGCAGATGGTACAAAGGTCGTCGACGATGTCACCGCGTTGATTGGCACGACGAACGCCTATGCCAATACGCCTTATTTCTTCCAGATCGAGAACGGAAGCCCTATCCTGGACCTCGTCACCGGCGTGTACACCGTGCGGGCCCATGTTTCGACCGCTGCATTGGAGTCCGAACCAGTCGAGTACCAGATCATGTTTGTCGCGGCCGAGGATACCGATACGGCAAAGCTTGTATGCATCAACAACGTCGCGGACAAGATCTTCAACTACTCTTCTTCCCCGGTGTGTGCCTATTCGGTCTATGACGGTTCCGCAAGTTACGCAGACCTTACTGTCACCTTCCAGCACAAACACGGAAGCTCTGTCGTAAGCACCGAATCCTCATCCCTGGAAGATGTAGCCACAAGGACCGAACAGACGCTTACGTACGAGGCCCTCTGGCCAGGTATCGAAGGATCTGGATACGCCATCGCATTCTCTATCGAGCTGGGAGCCGCGGCAGCCGGTGCGGAGATCCCGCTTGACAACTCAACCGTCTTCCCGCCCACGACGGGATACGATTTCTACATGCTTGCTGCGAACCGCAATAACGGCCAGTCCAACAAGGAAAAGATTGTCAATGTGGTCGGCGATTCCGAGCTCGCGGCATCCTGGACGGAGGTGGATTTCATGAACGGGATGGACGGTTGGACGACCGACGATAACGGTCGTGCGTGCCTTCGCATCCCGGCCAAGACGAAGGTGATCCTCCCCCATTCGGCATTCAACCTTCTTTCCGGAGATAACTGTACCATCGAACTGTGCTACAAGGTGGCGAATGTCTCCAACTATGACGAAAACGTCATTACAATCTCTCCCAATCCTTCCGCAGCAGGCTTCAGGGGCATCCGGATCAAGCCGAACAACATCACCGTCCACTCTTCCGCGGATACGGACGCATCGAACGATACTCAGAGGGGGACAAATCTGTGCGACGACGAGGTCGTGCACTTTGCCTTGACCATTAATCCGAACTACGAGGGATCGAACAGGCTCGTAAAGGCGTATATCAACGGGAACAAGAACTTCCTCTTCAGCTATGGCAGTTCTACCGACTGGAATGGTTTCAACGGGGATCTGGTAATCGGATCGGACCACTGCGACGTGTTCCTTTATTTCGTCCGTCACTACCCCGTCGCGCTTTCCGATACCGGTATACAGACCAATTATATCAATTCTCTCCAGACTGTCGCGGAGAGGAATGATATGGATGCGAAATTCGCTTCCGTCCTGGACTCCGGCGGCACGAACGTGGACTTCGAGGCTGTCCGGGACAATGGATTCAACTACTTCATTGTCTCCATGGCTGAGGGCAACGGTGTTCCGTCAGCCGCAAACGGCTGGGGTAAGAAGACCACTGGGGGTTCCACTCTCGAGATGCACTTCGGGGCACATCCGGAATGGGACTGGAAGATTGAAGGTGTTGAGACGATGGGACAGGGCACGACATCGATGAATTATTATCGATGGAACGTCCGCTGGCGCATTGATAAGTCCAACGACACGAAGAAGGTGCCTGTTTCCTACGTGACGGAGAGAACGAAGGTGGGAGGCAAGTACCAGTACAGCTGGGGCCCTTCCTCATCCTCAAAGACGGTTGCCTTCGATGGGACTAACCATCCGCCGGTCATGCGGATCACGGCGAAGATCAACCAGGCCTCCTCCATGCAGTCCCATAAGATCGGCGCAACCCGTGCCTATACGGAGCTGCACGATGCGATCGGCTTGCGGAACGAAGCGCAGTCGCTTGCTGATGGCAGCGGCTCAGCACGGCCTGTGGTTGCCGTATACCAGTACCCCGCTTTCGGTTTCGAATACCACAACAATAATGGCGAGGAGTCCTACACCTTCATCGGCCTGTTTACAATCGGCCCCGACAAAGGGGACAAGCCGACCTTCGGCTTCGATGCCGTGAAGAGCTCCCTCATTTCCCTGGAAGGGACCGACCACAACCAGCCCCTTGCCAAGTTCGCTTATCCATGGACCGAAGATGTGAACTTCTTCTACAATGAGGAAGGCCTTGCCATCGACCTGGGGGAAGGTAACTATTTGACGGGGTTGGAAGTCGGCAACTGCCATGGATATGATACGGACAAGGCCTCCGGGCAAGACAGCGTCCGGTCCGTCCTTTCTGGATCGCCTACAAACGAGTTCAAGGATGCCTACAACCTTGTATGGCAGAACTCTACCCTTATCTTCCCGATTACGAGCGATCACCCCTATTATGATTCGGACGTAGCCACTACACTGGCAAATATCAATTCCCATCTCTCCGGAGAATCCTATGCCGAGAATTTCCGCAAAGGGCAGTACAACTCCCGGCTCGGTTATGCCGATATGCAATTCTGGATCGAAGGGGACTCGACCTACACGCTCTACTACTTTGACGAGAAGGAAGCGAAGTATAAGCCGGATATCAGCCTTGCTACACAGAACGGCGTCCCTGCAGGGAACACTGCGGAGGAGAAAAATGAATGGTTCAAGGCAAAAAGGCGGGCACGGTTCATGGCTTCGGCAGCTGAGTATTTCGACCTGGACGACAGCATCTACCACTATGTATTCTGCCTGATCTTCGGCGCCACGGACAATTTCGCCAAGAATTCATACCCGTATAAGATGGCAGCTCTGGCCAGCGGTGGACGTTGGAAGTGGAGACAGGATGATCTGGATACCATTTTCGACATCGACAACTCTGGTCGTGACTCCAAGCCGTACCAGATCGAATTCGAGGACTCCGTGGGCGGTACACCCTACTTTGCCGGCTCCAATTCGGTATTCTGGAATCTCATCCACGAGTGCTACTGGGACGATTACGACAATGGCGCCGGAAGTGGCATTCGCACCATCGGACGCAATGTGATCAGCGCCATGGTACGCCTCTCGTCGGCAAACAACCCGTATGACGGTTTCGTTAAGTACATCGGTCTGTGCTTCTGGGGTAATGCCCAGGACTACTTCCCTGCGAGTGCGTACAACGTTGACTGCACTTTCAAGTATGAGATCGCTTGGCTCGTCAATGGGCAGAATGTACCTCCGCTCTCTCAAGCCTTGGGCAACCATTATTCGGGCGAAAGGCTCTGGGTAAAAAGGCGGGCTGTGTACATGCTATCCCTTTTCCGCTATGGCCCGTTCGGAGACTATTCGGACACGAACCTCGGTACCATCTCCTTCCGACCGCAGTCCCTCTCAGCAGTAGTCACTCCGCTCATCTGGATGTATCCGGCCCTTCTGGTCGGCCAAGGAACTGTCATCACAGGGGGGCGGACACAGCCCGGGAATACTGCGCCTTTGGCTGCTGCATCCGACGGTAATACCGCATTCTACATCCAGGCGTCAAACTGGCTTGCATCGCTGGGAAACTTCAAGGCGGTTTCACTGGGCCTCCAGGATATTGGCAACATTACGATCACCGGTGCGAAGCTCATCGAATTCCTGATCGGCGCTGCTGACGCCGAGGAGGTGACGACGAACATCCCCGGCCTCGTGTTCACGAATAATAAGTGCCTGGAAATCATCGATGCCCGCAATGCGGTCAGCGTTACAGCTATCTCCGGCCTTGCGAATTGTACGCGCCTCCGTACATTATTATTATCAGGATCTTCTGTCCCCTCCGTTGACCTTGCCGCAGGAAGCAAGATCGAGACACTCTCTCTCCCTGCTGCAACCCAGAGGATTGTCTTGCGTGGCTTAAAGCACTTGTCCTCCCTTACGGTGGAAGGGTACGCCCATGTGCAGACTATCCATATTGAGGATACTGATGTGGACGCCTTTGCGATGCTTGCACGTGCTTTCGATGCATCCGAGGTCTTGACCTATATCCGCATTCTTTGGCGCGGAACCTATACCGATCCCGAACGCCTCGCAGTAAACATGCTACCGTCCCTTGCCGGGGCACAATACAAGGGCATTTCCTCCGATGGTGCAACCGTCCTGGACAAGCCGTTCATAGAAGGGACGATAGATGTTTCCGCTGGCGGTCTTACCGCGGGAAACATTGAGGATCTGCAGCTCGACACCGAGCACCAAGAAGACTACGACGGAAACATCAAGAAAGTGCTCTCCCGCTTGTTCAACACCTCGCTCTATCTGCTCTACGACTCTTCAAAGATTTACATATCCTTCGCCGACCCGGAGGTTGAAAGGATATGCGTTGCGAATTGGTCAAGCGATGGAGTTGGATTGACCGTAGCGGATGCGGCGGCGGTGACCAACGCGCAACTCGGAACGACTTTCTACCAAAAGACCGGGATTACATCATTTGAGGAGTTTCAGCATTTCACCGGGATTACGGCGTTTACAACTAATGCATTCCGCCAGTCGAGCATCACAAAGATTGTTTTACCTGCGAATTTGAAAAATAGAGCAACTGCAACTGTTTTCTATCAATGTACATCCTTGGAAGAATTACACTACTATCATACGTTCACTCTGAATGGCTCGAATAGCCAATGGTTTTATGGGTGTAATGCATTAAAGAAACTCTTTTGCTCTGATTTTAATCAAATGATGTCGTTGCTACCGAATGTGACAGCATTCTATCCTGCATCTCACCCGTTTGGCTCAAGTTCTGGCCCACACTACGTCTATTTCAACGGCGAGGAAGTGCGCGACCTTGTACTTCCAAACACGGTCACAACGATCTTTGCAGGTGCTTGCTATAAGTGGGATAGATTAACATCCGTCATCATCCCTTCCTCTGTCACATCTATTAGAACAAGTGCTTTCACTGGTTGCACGGGGCTGACTAATATCTTGATTTTGTCAACTTCTACTTTTTATGTAACGGCCTTTGCTGGAGCTGGTTCCTCAGGTGCGGTTGGAAATGGAACAGGAATGTTTAAGATGCTTGGTTCTATAATCGGTCACAGTGATAATAGTTATTGCTTTTTTGCATTTGCAAAAATAGTAATAGGTGGCAATGCAACATCGACTAATGCTAACCGTCCTATTTTTTATTCAAGCGCGATAAAAAGTCTTTATGTTAGAGGGGATGTCTCTTGCGCAAACAGTCTTTGCGGCTCCGCGAATCTTAAATTTATTGAAGTCGGAGGAATAAATAGTGGTACAACCGCAATTGTGGGTTCTGCTCAACCGAGCGGCGTAATCGTTCACCTTTCTTATGCCGGAATTGCGGCCTCTCCTGCTCTTGTTGCATCGTCAATGAGTAAAGTGACAAAAATCTATGTTGGTCCCGGAGAGTCAGAATCCGGAGACCAAGCAATATTGGACCAATACCTTGAGGACACGGATTGGGCCGAATACTCTGCAAAGTTGGACACTTGGTGGAACTACTGCCATTCCGAAGATGCTAATCCGGAATATGTAAACAGCCCTTTTGACGAATAACCTATAAATCAATACTACAATGGAACAGAAAACTTATGTAAAGCGTTTCGCTATCTGGACGGCGGTCATCGTCATCGCCATCATCGCGCTGTGTGGCATCTTCTTCGGGAAGGTTGTCGAAGAGAACCTCTTCGCCGAGGTCGCTAAGTGGGTGGTCATGACCATCGGCCTTCTCGGTATCATCATCGAGCCGCTGGTCATCTTCGTCATCGCTCCGTTCTGCTATCACTGGAAGTACGACAAGAAGAAATGAAGTACAGGATTTTCGCAGACCGGGTCAAGTTGATTGACTCCTACCTCATCTCCAAGAAGAAGATGGGGCGGGAGTTGCAATCTATCCGGAACCAGCACCCGTCCTGCCCGCTATGGCAACGGAGTGAGGGTTCGCTCAAACGGGAGTGGGCCTCTCACAACCTTGCCTATATCCTTGGCATCCGGCGTGGTAAGACCAAAGACTGTGACCTTAACTTCATACCGAAATGGTATCATAATCTCGCCTACGGGGTGGTCGGAACGATTGCCTTGTGGGTGATAAAATAACGAACCTATGAGACAGCCCGACATTGGCGCAACGACAAACAATGTTGTAGAGGGCGGCGTAGTCGCCGTCACGGTCGCCGTATTACAAAAAACCGTACTCGCTATGATTCCTTTTGCACTGCCCGCGCTGGTGCTGATAGCCTTGGACCTTTGGTTCGGGGTCAAGGCATCCCGCCACCGATACAAGAAATACAAACGCCCAGATGATAGGGTTACATTCTCAAAGGCACTCCGGGGTACGACGGGGAAGGTGTTTGAGTTCGCCGCCTGGCTCATTCTTGCCTCGTCTATGTCTATTGCTTTCGAGGAGGAATGGATTCAGTGGGCCACCCTGGCCCTGGTCTATGTGAACGAAATCGGCTCCATCATCGGAAACTACCTCTGCACGAAGGACATCGAGTTTTCCTTGCTTGGATTCCTCCGGGCTGTGTTGGTGTTCGTAGGCCGCTGGGTTGGTAGCAAGATTGGCATCGTGACGGATGATGTCACCTTTGACGATGTTTTCAAGCCGATGCCGAAAGGTCAGCCGAGGAACGAGAAAGGACAGTTCACCGCAAAGAAAAGGGGGAGAAAATGAAAATATTGTTAGACCGAGCCTGGGAGAAGGACACTTATACGATCTCACGCCTGTTCGTAAATGGGAAGAGATTCTACGAATCCCTTGAGGACAAGGACCGTGGTCTCAAGCAGACGGATTCTCTGGATCACATCCGGAAAGTAAAGGTCCCTGGCGAGACTGCAATCCCGTCTGGAACCTACGAGATAACGCTCAATGTCGTCTCGCCAAAGTATAGGGCTATCAAATGGTACAGAGATCTTTGCGGCGGAAGGATGCCTCGGCTTCTTAATGTCCCTGGATTCGACGGGATTCTCATCCATCCTGGATCGACCGCCCTCGACTCGGCTGGCTGTATCCTTTGCGGAAGAAACACCGCGAAAGGCAAGCTCACGTCAAGCCGTGACACCTTCAAGGCTCTATACAAAAGAATGAAAGAGGCAGCAGATCGTGGCGAAAAAATAACAATCGAGATAGTATGACTTGGTATGTGACAACCACGGGCGGATATAGAATCGGCCCGTATGAGGATTTTGAATCCGCATATTTTGCGGCAACGGTTAACTTTGGAATGGAAGGATGGACAATAAGTCATACATAGGGACTCCGGTGAGGGGCGTTTTAGTAGTAGTCTTGTTTTCGCTCCTCTCCGGGTGTTCCCTCCTTCGCCCGAGGGTGATTACGAAGATTGAGAAGGAGGTGGAGTACCGCGACCGGGAGGTTCACGACACCGCGACCGTGGAGATTCCGATAGAGGTAGAGAGGATTGTGACCCGCGACACCTCGTCACACTTGGAGAACTCCTTCGCAAAGTCCGATGCGGTTGTCTCCGGCGGGTATCTCCATCACTCGTTGGAGTCCATTCCGCAGATTATCCGCGTCCCGGTAGTGGTTCACGTGACCGACACGATTTACCGCGAAAAGGAGGCCGTAGAGACCATCAAGGAGGTCAAGGTGGAGAAACCCCTGTCTTGGTGGCAGAAGTTCCGTATCCGGGCGTTTTGGTGGCTTCTTGGAGGCGTTCTGGTCTTACTCGCCATAACGTTTAGAAAACCGCTGATGAGATGTCTAGGGCTAAGGTTAAGATAAAGGTCAGGTCCAGCAACAAAAAGTCAGGCACGCTTCTTGCAAGCGTACCTATTGCCGTTGTCAAAAACGATAACCCGAGCGGAGAAAGGATGTACCAGACAAGGGCAAAGGCACTGATTGACATCAGGACGACCAGAAATGGTAAACCAAGAATACGACACAGGTAAAATCAAAAGACTAATTATCGTATTGAAGCGTATCACGCTTTCGGTACAGATTGTTCCATTCGTATTCACGGCGTTATACATTATAGACTTTGCTGCATACTCTTGGTTGACTGAATCCGCACAAGCACTCTGCGATACACTATTCTATATTTCTCCTCTTGTCATAGCGGCTCATCTTATTTACTCCAAGATTCTTCATTTATGCCGCTGGCATCGTATGGCTTGTATCCTTCCGCTATTTCCACAGATTGTCTCTTTTATAGACTATTACATAATAGAGCTATCCGAGATTGAATCTCTCGTTACTGATTCGCTAACGTTGGTGATGACGATTCTGCTATTAATCTCGGCTTATAAAGTTTTCTTCTCAAATGGACGCAAATAAACTTCTCTCCGAAATTCTCGGATTCTACAAGTACAAGGTCGATAACAATCTTTGTACTATGGACGAAATGAATGACGCGATCAAGGCGCTCGAGAACAACATGGAAATTCACGGAACGATTTCCGACTTTGCGAAATTCTACGGTGTGTCGGAATCGAATGTCAGAGCGTCTATTGCAAGGAAACTTATCGCAAAACCGAAGCGAGTTTTGCTATATCCGTTCCATAAGTTCGTGAGAATCATTCCGGATAGATGGAGGAAGAAATAATTTGCTACAAGAAACGGTTTTGTAATCTGCGACATATCTCTATTTTGAAGCGACCTTCTTTGAGGGCCGCTTTTTCGTCAACTTTGCGGTACGGTAGAACAGTTCTATCGGATAATTTCTAACCTTAAAACTACATACTATGGCAGAAGATCGTAGTACTATCATTCTCCCGGATAACAGCCAGCATCCTGGCTACGCGTATCCGGCATTTGGGGGCTTTGGCAACGGCTTCGGCTCCTTCAACTCCATCGCGGACCTCTTCGGTCTGGCGATTATCGCTTCCATGTTCGGCTGGGGCAACAACGGCTTCGGTGGCTTCGGCGGCGGCTGGGGCGGCAACGGCACTGCTGGCTTCCTTTCCAACCAGCTCAATAACGACAGCGGCAGAGAGCTGATCATGAACGCTGTCAACGCGCAGGGTGAGGCTTCCCGCACTGCTGTCTCCAACCTCGCGACCGCTCTCGGTCAGGACTTCAACCTCGTCAACAGCGGCGTACAGAACGTCCAGAACGCGCTGTCTACGCTGGCCCTGCAGCAGGCTGTCTCCGTTCCTCAGATCATGAACTCCATCGCTTCCGGTGACGCCAGCATCATCAGCGCCTTCCAGAAGTGCTGCTGCGACAATCAGCTTGCCATTTGTCAGCAGACCAACGCTCTACAGAGCGACATCTCTGGTGTCCGCACCGCCATCGAGGCCAAGTCTGCCGCAGACCAGCTTGCGATGTGCCAGCAGACTTACGCACTGACGGACACGATGAACCGGAACTACCTCGCTCTCGACAACAAGATCGACGCTCTTGAGTCCAGTAGGAAAGATCGTGAAATCACCTCTCTCACCGCCCAGGTCGCCAAACTTGAGTCCCAGAACTTCACTGCAGGTATCGTGCAGCAGGCTGTCGCTCCCGTGAACTCCGCTCTTGCGGCTCTCGCTCGCGAGGTGGACGACATCAAGTGCAAGCAGCCCAGCACGGTCAGTGTCCAGTATCCTAACCTTGTCGCATTGAACGCCACACCTTATGTGTCTGGCGGCTTCTATCAGGGCGGATTCGGCAACGGCGGTTACTACGGGCCTGGTTGGGGCTATGGCGGAAACGGCCTTATTTTCTAGGAGGGCGTGACCATGTGTGATTGTGTTTGCATCGAAACGACCAATACACGTGGAGTGCCCTATCTCACCACGACCGGTGTGACCGTGGGTACTGACGCGGTGGACTTCTCTCTGGGCTTCCGGAGTATTCCCCGCGTCGGTTACCTTACGATTCGCATCGCTGAGGCGATTCCTACGGGGACTACCGGGACCCTTCCGGTCCGGTTTACTCTCAATGGGCAGACCCGTGCGTTGACTTCGTTTGGCGGGGTTGCAGTTACCGCCGCCGACCTCACTGGAGCCGGAGTCATTACCGTCTTCTACGACTGGTTCAATGGCATCCTCCAGGTTGTTTCACCAATCGTTTAAAAAGTATAACCAATGTTAAGTGGACTTAGACAAGGTACTCCCGTGTATGTTCTGTATAAGAACGAACCGCGATTCGCGGTAGGAAAGGTCGCACAAGTCAGCAATCAGTATCCTCCGCAATTTAATTTCCAGCAGCCAATTAACCCGAACACAATGGGAATGATGGTTGACCTCTCTATCGAGGTTGACGGCAAGACGGAGACATATCCCCGCATTCCAATCAATTCGTCCATCGCCGAGTTCCCGGATAAGGGCGTAATCCTCAGCGAGACGAGAGACGGGATTGTGAACGAGATCAATGTCATTCGAAATGCGAGCCAGACCGCGATTGACCAGGTTGATCTTCACAGGCGAATCATCGCATCTTGTGACCAGCTCCTATTGGACCTTAACCCGCAGCTCAAACACGAGCAAGAACAAGCCGGGAAAATTGCGAAATTAGAACAGCAGCTTGCAGGAATGAGCGACCAGATAGCGGCCCTGACTGGGATGCTGTCTAAGTCCCTTGGCAAAAAACCTAAGGAGGAATAAAAAACTATGGGCTACGCAGTCTACAATCTCAAAGGGCGCAAGTCAGACGCTATGGATTTCGAAGAGGCCGCTCAGATGGTCGAAGAAGGACTCGAGTGTATGCGCGAGCTTGCTTCCGAAATGGAGGACAAGTACTCCGAGCGCCGGTACGGTATGCGCCGGAGCTACGGCATGCGTGGCGGCTATGGCCGTCGCGACGACTGGGACGAGATGGACGACATGGACGAAATGTACGGCATGCGCCGCATGCGCGATTCGAGAGGTCGTTATCGTTAGTGTAAAACCAGGGGCGGCATGTCCGCCCCTTTAAAAAGAAAACACAAATGGCAAGATTAGATGATTACGATTATGATCGTATGCCTTATGGTATGCGAGAATACTTGAGTTACCACGGCTATCACTTTTCTAAGCCTATGGCAGAGTGGGCTATTGGTATGATGCGAGACAAAAATGGCAACAAAGTGCAGATGCGAACCAAGGAGCAGGTGGACTCGATATTAAAGAGTCATGACGCCGAGGTCGAGAACGCTAAGGGTTATGACGCAGTGTTTACCCTACATATGGCGTTTTCCGATTTCCTCGGAAGTTCAGTCCCAGATGAGGCGCACGCTGCCATGTATGTGAAAGACCTGCTTGGAGACAAAGACGGTTACGACGGGATTGTGTTTACCCGGTTCTTAGCTGACTGCTCTGCTAAAGGCATTCCAATTCCGTGGGGAGAATTACTTTAATCGGCGTAGCGGAAAGTACGACCCTTGTGTTTTTTTTGATGGCCAGATAAGCACCACTGAATACAGCGATATCTATAACCGTCATCCTCTGCTTCAAGAATTGAATTGTAAGAAACCTCGCTACCATCGGGCTTTGTGCATATAATCTTTCTTCGACGCCAAGATGTTTGACTAAGATGTAGTTTGGTTAATGGATTGTTGTTATTTTCCTTGTGCGTAACCCAGCGTAGATTTTCTACTCTATTGTCAAGAGTGTTTGTGTTGATATGGTCAAAGCATGGCTTATTATCTGGGTTTTCAATAAACGCTTGGGCTACACATCTTGCGATGATAAGCTTTACATTTCTATGCAAACTTGTTTGATATAAAGGGAGCACTAACATCTTGTATTTTCTGTGTTGTAATGTCTGCTTTAGAATTCTCGAATACCTATAATAGTGACGCCCAGACGAATCAATAATTTCGCGATCTAATGATTTGGCTCGTCCCATATTGGAAACTTGATAATACCCATCCCACCCAGGGATGTCCCTCCAAACCTCGCCGGGCATGTCTTCAAGAGACAGATTTTGATACGGTAACATATCGCTGATGATTTATGAGTTAGCTGATGAAAAATAAAGAGCGGCAGGCGCATCAGCTTCGCTTTTCGGAGGGTAGCTACTCCCGTCCTATCCGCTCTACAAATATAAGAAAAATAATGACAATTCGCAAACTACACATAAGGCATTGGACGATTTTGTTTTTCTTCTCTTTTGATGCACGAAACGCGGAGGACATCGAAGAAGCCTTAATCTGGGCTGGCGCTCCGGATTCTATCATGAAACAGGTGCAGACAAATGTCTTTGCCGAGCGCCGAGATGAGGGTTTTTGCTTCAGTAACCCCTCTCTTCGGCGCAGTGTAGTGGCGGTAGGCAAGACAAGTACGGGGCCGGAGTTTATGAACACTACTATTCACGAGATAGCGCATGTCGCCATGCACATTGCAGAGGAGGACGGCATAGATCCGTATAGCGAGGAGCTGGCCTATCTCATGGGAGATATATCACACGACATATCGTATATAGTGTGCGAGCTGTCATGCCCGCACTGTAACCGGCGCGATTGAAGTCGGTAAAGGGCGTCAGGTTTTGCGGTTCCTGGCGCCCTTCTTTTAAATGAAGAAATCTTCTTTTTCGAGACACCTTATGTAAAAATACGCAATCGGGATCCCGGATATCCTGCAGAATCGCGAAATGGTCTCCTTCTTCGGTGCCGCCCTGCCGTTTTCAATTTTCCACAGGGCTGAGGTTGTGATGCCAAGATTAGCGGCCATTTGTGGCCGGCTGGTCTTACTGGCCTCCCTGATTTCTTTAAATACTTTCCCGTAGTCCATGTCCAGTTTGTTTTTTGAAGTAGTATTCGTATCGTTTGAAATAGATTGCAGCCATTTTGCAATACGCTTTCCGTAGAAGCGCATTCTTGGCATGTTCCATCTGGTCAATGTAGAACGAGCAGTTGCTGTCCATTTCTTCCATTCTATTAGATAAATAGTTAGGACCAGATATAATCTTTTTTAGGATTTTAGCGTTATTCATCTCATAGCAATTTGAACATTGATTCGTTTAACACAACTTGATTCCCGTTGTCAAGATTGACAATCCACGAACCGTTTACCTTTGCGTCAAGAGTCCCGTCCCCGTGGTTGGTGGTATGTACCCGGTCGCCTTTCCCGTATATCCACTCGTGCTTGAAGTTGAACCGGGCGATGTAGGACTCCGGGAATAAGCCGTTCTCCGGAAGTTGTCTGAGTGAGCGCATGATGTCGTAGTAGCCGTTCTCACAATGGGCGCGGTCTACATAGAGAAGGATTACCCGGATGAGTTCATTGGCATCGGCGATTACATTGGTGTAAGCCTTGCTGTCCTCACCGACCGCCTCCCAACAAGAGGTGTCAAGGCCGAACCTTTCCATCCATCCACGGGCTTGCTCAATGCACCTTGCGTAGTTCTTGATATACATTTTCTTCTCCCGGTGGAAAGCATTCCCTTGCACACGGAGTTGCATATCAATATCCTCCATGAGCACCATGGTAGCCTGCAACATCAAGTGCAATACATTTACAGACCACTCAAGAGGCGTGTGTTTTCTATTGTCCATAATATTCTTTTTCCGGCGGTTCTTGGCAGAGCCGTTCCAGTTCATGTATCGCCACATCAATTGCTTCTCCGATGATTTTCGGGTCCTGCATTTGCGGAGAGTCGGTGA